GACGTCCCGGAGCCACTGCGGCCGTGCCTGCGTCAGCGGCAACCAGTCGGTTTCCGGAACGTCCGTCCGGGCCGCCGTATGCACCGCCACTATTCTGCCGGCGCGTGGAAGCATCTCGCTTATGGGACCGTATATCATGTGATAGGGATAAAGCGTGAACGGAACTTCCTCGACCACGGCCCGGAGCGCGATATTGGCGATCCGCTGCGCGACCGACAGCTCTTCCATGACGAAGGCGCGCGGATGCGCCAAGCCGTGCGGGTCACGGACGCGGCGCAGAACGATGTCGATGGCGTCGCCGACAATCATAGGATTGGCACGCAGTAGTAGAAATTCCGATGCCCGAGGGCAAAGTTGAAGATGTCGGCCGGCGTCACGCTCTGGAGCGGCGCACGGCCGAATCGCAAGTTATCCCGCGCATACGACTCCGCGACAATGTATGAGCAGATCGGATGACACCCCACCTTGAACGACAGATGCTCCGTGAACCAGCGCGTCCGGCAAATCGCGTCGGCGCCCTGAAGCAGCATTTCACCGTATCCATACGTCTTCGCGCTGAACTCACAAGCTGTGTCAACGATCCGCCGCCTTTGGTTCGGCGTGAGCTTCCGCGGAGACAAGAGCCACGCGCTCGTGCAGTCAAGCAGCGTGATGGTAAGCGGCCGGGTTCGGACCCGGGTCAGGGCTTCAAGGACGATTGGCGGATCAAGCCCCACGAGCAGCCCGACATGCGACACGGGCGCCTTTCCGGCGGCCACGATCAAGTCCGCGAGCTTGCCTCTGCTGCGCACGGCGATGATGTCGCCCACGCGCAGGGACTGCCCGTTGATCTCGGAAGTTTGCAATGCGGGAAATCTCCACAGATTGGAACTGATCATGATCGGTCTGCCCACCAATGTAGTGGACGAGTCGCAGACCAAACGATGAAACTCGTCAGTCGATACGCGAAGAAGCCGAGCCGGAGGGCATGCAGCGGCAGCCGGTTGAGTGCGTAGATACAATGCCTAGCGGTCATGGCCGATTTCCCCTAGCGTAAATTTCGTCTCTCGCGCTGACGACGTCTCGCGGACGGCGCTCCCATCCGCTGCGCAGCATGAACGCGATGTCGTTCGTTCCGCGATCGTTCCGGATGGCTTCCGATATCTGCCGCTCCCAGCTCGTCATCTGCGCCCGTGACTCGTTGCGCCAGAACGCCGCGCCTTCGACGTCCTTCGCCCGCATGGACTTCGCTGACTCGTAGCGGAAGGCATCGATGAGGGCGCCCTCGCGCAAGATGTAAGCGTCGAGCTTCGGAGGCAGCGGATCGTCCAAGTCCAAGCTATAAGGATGCCGCCACATGATGTAAGTGATGAGATGCCGGACCGAGCTGTACGGATAGAACTCGACGACGATCGACTGCGTCTCTTCGTCCAAGCCCTGCTGGCACCACCACAGAGGGCCGAAGCCGCTGATGACCGGACGGCGCGGATACGCCAGGTCCATTTCCTCCGGCGACATCCGCATGATCGTCACGTTCCTGTTCGGCAGAGTCATCGTTTCGCCAACCCATCGAGCCCTCGCGTCCAATCGAATGAAGCGCTTCAGCAAATAGAAGGCCGTCTGAGGGTTCGACGTCTGGTCAGCGTATGGCGCCTTCAGCGTCAGCCGAAGACTGCCGTCTTTTCGCCAGTCGGTTCCCGTGATCTCGTAGTAGTTCGTCTGCCCCTTGAACCACCAATCTTGAAGCCCTTCTGTGATCGCCGCGATGGCAGCGAGTGCAGCCAGGTCCGTGATGTCCACGTAGGTTGAGCCAAGGGAGACGGAGGCGGTTCCCGCGTGGACGGCGGCCGGGATAGTGAGTTGCCCGACTTCGCGCAGCGAGGAAAGCCGGGTCCGGCTGCAAATTTGCTTGAAGCGTTCGGAAACCCAACTCCCGCACTGGAGCAGGTTCACGTCTGTGTTGATGGCTGAGCGAACGAGGTTCGCTACGTCACGGCAAGTGGTTGGTTTGACGACATCGCTCATGGTTCAACTTTACCACGACGGCCGTCCGACCGCGAAGGAACTAGTTTCCGCCAGCTTTGCGAACCTGCGACGGAGGAGACATAGTTCCGCGTGGTGATGCAGGTGTTGGTTCGGATTGAGCCTGCGGAGTCAGTTTAGCGATAGCATCCTTTAAACTCTGCGCATGCTCGGCTGTAGCATACTTCTTAGCGAGATTAACCACAGTATCGAAATTGCTCTTACCCATGATAGTAGAGAGCTTGCTGAAATCCTCAGCCGACACCGCGGCCATGCCTACGCCACCCTGTACCGGGAAACCTAGTACCGAAGCAGCAGAGGACAATGCAGCGTTCGGATCACTAGGAATTTCTGGGTCTTTCGCACCCATGGGCGACATGTGCGCGAGAAACTGTAGTACCTGCTGGTGTTCCTTGCTTCCAGCTTTGATGATCTGCGGATTAGGCATGAACGTTTAGGCGGCACGAGCGCGCCGAAGCTGCGCGTGCGGCATGGAAGAGTGATGCGACGGGCGAGGCGAGTCTTTGAGGGACTCGCCGCCCATCGCAAGCGTGCCGAGCCGCCGAATCTTGGCACGCACCTTTTCGTCGAGCTTAGCCGCGTCCACGGTTCCGTCGCGGACGCCTAGCGCTAGCTCAATCAAGGTCTTCGTTCGAGGCATCGGCGGTCTTTTCCTTCTTCCCGTTCTTCTTCGCCCGCTTCTGTTCCACTTCCTCCGCCTGTTTCACGGCTCGTGAAACGACCGGGTTACTGGAAACGACGGCGGCCTCGCGCTCGGCAATTATAGTCGGATGCACCTGTGCACACCCTTGCTGGCCGATGCCGTGCGCGTGCACCGGACCTTTCTTCGCACCGCAGCTGGGACAATGTCCGAGAAACGTCGGCTGACAAACGTGATCCGTTCGGACTCTCTGCATGTTCACACCCATTGGCTATTCTCCTATGTCGGCGGAGTAAACCCCGGCGTCGGGGCCGGCGTCGGGTCGCCGCTGAACCGGACGATATGCTGGACTCCGTCCGCACAGGTGAACAGTAGCCGCCACGCGGTGACGTACAACTTGCAGGTGTTCGGCTTGAACGTCTGGTCCGGGGGCTCTACGTATCCAGATTCATTGTCCAGGTCCAACGTGGTGAAGTGAGACCCGTCAACGGCTACCGGCGTCGCTGATACACACCGCCAGTTATGCGTCGGATCTATGAACGAGCAGCCGCGCCCCATCGCCTCGTAACTGCACGATCCGGAATCGTCGCAATACTCGCAGGAGCCCACGGAATAGTCCGGACAATCCAAATCGACTACCCCGCAGCCGCAGTCGCAGCCGTCAAATGGTCCGCCACCGTAGTAACGTGGACTGCAGGTCCAGCCAGTCGGCACGCCTGACAACGTCGGGGTCCGCGTCGGAGTATTGGTCGTAGTCGGCGTGACGGTCGGAGTATCCGTCGGGGTGTCCGTAGGCGTGGATGTTGGAGTCGGAGCGGCCGTTTCGGTCTCCGCAGCCGCCGCGGTAGCTGTTTCTATCGCAGCGGCAGCCGCGGTCTCAGCGGCATGTGCGGCGGCCGTCTCTGAAGCGACGGCAGCGGCAGTCGCCGTGGCTGCGACGGAGGTTGCGGTTTCATTGGCAGCAGCGGTAGCGGTAGCGGCGGCAGCCGTAGCTGTCTCGTTAGCGGCAGCCGTCTGCGTCTTCGCCATCGCGGCAGTCTGCGTCGCGTTCGGTGTCGGTGTCGGGGTATTCGTAGGGGTCGCCGTCGGGAGCGGCCAGAAACCACCGCACGTCCCGACACAGGTATCACTAGACTCGAAATGATAGACGGTGCACGCTCCTTGCCCGGTGCACAATGTCGTGCAAGCGCTACCATCTGCCACAGCGTCCGTACATTGCGGATTAGGAATGCAGTCCGCGCCCGTACAGATACAGCAGACCGTTACAGCCTGTGCGCGAAGTACAGGAAGAATGGTTAAGGCGCATACGGCGGCAAGGGCGAGAACGAAATGCTTCAACATCTCACGATTTCCTGGCGGCTCCCGAACATCCTAATCGTCCACGAAGACGATCATGTGTTGGACGCCGTCCGCACAGACGAGAAACAGGCGCCAGGCGGCCACGTACAGTTTACAGGTGTTGGGCTTGAGCGTCTGATTCGGTGGATCTACGAGCGACGCCTCGCTGTCGAGATCGAGGGTGACGAAATGCGAGCCGTTGATCGTATCCGGCGTGAACGTGGTGTTCGGAGTCGCCGGAACCGTAGGCGTCGGAGTGAAGGTCTGTGTCGGAGTGAAGGTAGGGGTCGGAGTTGACGTCGACGGTGTCCCGTTGGCGAAGGCCGCTGCGGCGAGCAAAACAAGACTCGCCGCCACGGCCGCAGTCAGGAGCTTTCTCATGGAAACTCTCCGTTCAACCGATCATCCCGTCGAGCCGTCAATGGCACGCCACGCGCCGTAGGACGCGATGTTGCGCTGATAGACGGTGAAGATCGCGTTCTTCGTCCACGGATCGTCGAACGAATCGAAGATCGGACGGTCACGCCACAGGAAGTTGACATCGTGGACGCCAGGCTGGCAGATGCCGAACCACTGAGTCGGGGATGAGAAGTAGTGGACGACCATCCACGACAGGTCTTCCTCGACGAGCGCGTTGATCTCGTTGTCTGCGGTGAACGGCTTGCGAGCCGAGCCGAGGATCTCACGAGCGGTGAACTTGTTCTGCGGCGCGATCAAGATTCGCGTCGGAGCGAGCAAGCGGGGCAGGTTCCGCTCGTTCGTCATCGTCTCGAACCGATTGATCATCGACTGGATACCCGTAATGGACAAGCCGATGTCGGGAGAAGGCCGGTTCGTCCGCGTCACCCCGTCGAGGCCGACGTGGACGATCGAGCAGAGGGACTCGCCAGAAGTGAAGCCAGGGTATGCCGTCGCGAAGGCACGGTTGAACACGGACCACGCCTGCGTCTCCTGTTGCAGATTCGACGCGCGCTTCATCTCCGCGATCAACTCGCGCATGACGCCGTACAGTTCGTCACGCCACATTTCCCACGTGATCTCGACAGCCATGCCGAACGGTGCGGCTTCGTACGCCTTGCGGTTTCCGAGCAGGGGCTCGTCGAGCGCGAACTGCGCGCCTTCGGGCTTAGGCGGCAGAGTGCCGAGCCCGGAGATCTGTTGATCCGTTACCGGGTTCCACTCCATGTCCTCGACGTTGAAGACGAGCGGGTATTCGAGCGGGCGCTCTTTACCAGTCTCGATGAAGACACGCCGCAGATCCGGCGAAAGTAGGGGGCTGAAAGTTCCTCGTCCGATTGACACGGCTAACTCCTTATATTCGCAAGCATTTTACGTTCGACAAACGCCTGCGTCCGCAGGTTTAGGCAGATTTTGCACTGCCGACGCTGCCCGTCTTTCGTGAGATATGTGTTCTCAGGCGTAAACGCATGTCCTCGAAGACAGACGACTTTTCGTGCGTTGATCCCCGGCGGACTATCACATCGGCGCACGTTCTCTTTGTGTGTTACTGGCTCCAGGTGCCAGGGATTAACACAATCTTTTACTAGGCAGAGATGATCCGGCTCATTGCTCTCCAGTGGTCCCCACGTGAATTCACAAGCCCACCTCGCTGCCCGCACGTTACCAGCGGCTTCGTCTAGCCAGAAGCAGGCATATCCAGTCTCCCAGATATAACCTTTCCACCGCCAGCAACCGTTCTCGTCTTCCTCTACAAGTTTGAGGAAGCGTTCGAGCGGTTCAGTTATGTCACCACGGGCCGGCATGTCGTTCCTACGCGATAGCGAGAGCGCTTCCCTTGACCTTGAAGTAGACGCGGGCATCATTGACACCGACAGCGTCCTTGAAGCCGACGATCACGACGCACCCCGCCGCTCCCGTCAACGCTTTGTTGACGTACCACGGACCGTATGATCCGAACTTCGATAGCCCGTAGACGCCGAACAGGTCCGTCTGCGCCAACGCGACCTGCACCGGAGCCGTGAGCGAGCCCCCGCTTGAAGTCGCGAACGTCGCCTCGAAGACTTCACCATCGGCCGGAGTATAGCGCGCGACACCGTCGATGTTCTCACGGCTCTGCACGCCATCCGGGTTCAGCGCGTTCGCAGCTGCGAACCCGACGATTCCGACAGTCGGACCTTCGGACGCTTGCACGAGCAAGCCAGCCGTGGCAATGAGAGGAGCGCCACGCTTGAAGGTCTGCCCGGAAGTCACACCGTTGACTTCGGATGCGTGAGTGTTACGGCCTTCATTCGGGCCGTTGAGAATTGCTTGCGGAACTGACAGGGGCATTGACGACTCCTTCTTTTCTTCCTCTTACGCTGCGGCCGGAATTCCCGGCACTCGTCCTTCCTTCAACATCTGCGTTACCGGACCAGCCAACACGACTTGACGTGCGGCGGCTTTCTGTATCGCTCGCTTGATGATCGGATGATCGAGGTCCAAGTCCTCACCAGTGAGATGCAAAATGACACCTTTGCCGGCGTGCTTCGCTGCCATCTCTTTCAGGTTCCCGGTGACGCCTACCATGCGCCGCTCAGACAACTGCTGGTAGTGCCGATCGATCGCCAAAGCACGAGCCGCGTCAACTCGCATGAGAATGACGTCTCCGAGCCGACGGAAACCAGTCGCGTCTTTCAGGCGCGGACACTCCGGCATGTCTCCCCGGACAACTTCCCAACTGAGGACTTCCTTCAGCCGGACGAAGTACCCGCTCTGCACCAGCGGGTTCACCCAACAGTAGGCTTTGCCCGCAACCGCGCCTTCGACTGCCAGCTCGTTGACGTAGGTGAGAATGGCGAGGTCCGGTTCGAGCGCGGCCGGATCTATCGTGCCGGCGTCGGCGTTCATCAGCTCGGCTTCGGCTTCGAGCGCGTCCTGCCGTCTCTTCAGCTCATCGTGACGGGCGGCGCCGGGAGGTGGCAACGTCGGATCGAGCGATCCGGTATTGCGCAGGATTTCCTGCTCGCGTTTCGAGACGATTCTCTTTGTCTTATGCTTCATGCGGCGGCCCCTTCTGGTTCACCCTGTTCCTTCGCGACCTTCAGCCACGCTTCGATACTGGCGTAGCCTTGACGAGCGACGAACTGTTCGGGAGTCTGCTTCCTCGTCTTCAACGCAGCCATCGCGTCCGGACCGACGATCTCCGCAAATTCCTTCAGCTCCGTCGCCCCGGTTTCCACCTGGCGGGAACTCGCGTCTCCACCACCACCCGTGGCCGCGTCGGCCTCGCGGGACTGCCGCAGCTGCTTCTCGACTTCCGTTGCCACGATCTTGTCCACGTTCTTGCCGACGGCGATGTTATAAACGTGCTCGACGGTCTCCGGCTGCATCCGGATAGCCGGGTCCAAACTGTCGAGCATCTTGTCGACGTCGTTCTTGAGCAGTTCGTAGTGTGGCATGCTGGCGCGCATGACACGGTTCGTGATGTCGGAAATAGCTTTCGTGCCCGTCACTCGCAGCGGTTCGACGAGTTGCTGCACGGCGGCCAGCAAGCGGGCGTTGTTCGCATTCTGCATCCTGCGCAGAGCAGCCGGATCTCCATCTTGCAGCGCCTTCTGAAGTTCAGCATCAGTGACGTCCGGAGCCGTCTGCGATGTAGGCTGCACGGGCGCTGAACGGTTCGAGGCGAGCGACTCGGCGATGCGCCCTAACGTGGTCGTCATTTCGCCTAGCTGACTACCGAGCGCGGTTATCTTTTCCTGTGACGCGCGGAAATCCGCGAGTGACACGGCTTCCGCTGGCTTCTGACCTGGCGTATCGGCGGCCGGCTTGGCAGGTTCTTTTCCTGCTTCCGGCTTCGGCGACGCTTCGTCTTTCAGCATGTGTGAAACCTTTCCAGAAGACCGGAGAGCGTTCGGCGTCGCGCTCGGATCATCTTCTCAAAGTATCACACGAAAGTATGGTGAAAGCAAACGGACGGCGAAAGCGAAAGGACGGAGAAAGGGTTAGAGTCAGGCGACTTCGGTACTACTCCCGACGTCACCCTTTTGTATTACTCCGAACAGCCGGCTGGCCAGATAGACTAGCTCCCGCCATTTGGTGGGTGCGACTGAGTACGCATAGAACGTGGGCTCGCCCTGGTCAAAGGGTTCGCCGCCGACGAGGATCGCCGCGAACTGTCCGTCCGCGACGCGCGCACGCAGGGCTTCAACGGCGTCGAGCTGCCGCTTGATCGTCTCGGCTCGGCCGATCTGTGCTAGGGGCTTCGGTTTCTCCTGCGAGTGCACGAGCGATAGCGACGGCTTTTCGGATGATTCCATACGCACCCAAGTGGCCTAGCGCCTTCTGCGCGCCGGCCATGTCATCGGAAGAGACGGAGTTCCGGAGCTGGAACTCCGCCGTATCTTCCATTTTCGCGAGCCACCGATGCAATGACTCGACGTCACGCGCCGAACTGGTCAGACTGCGGAGCCACAGCTCCGGGTCCGCCGGCTGCGGCTTGATCCTGATTTTGCCCTGTGCCACTTCCTATTCCTCTCATCAGTTGGAGAATCTGCGCGAAGCCCTGCTGCATCTGCGCCTGCTGCTGGATAGCCTCCAGCTCCGCAACGATCGAGACAGCAAGAAGCTGCGGGTCGCGGACTTGATCGAACGTCCGCACGATCTGGTCGATGCCGGAAGCCAGAGCCTGCGAAATCTTGATGATGACTTCGCGGATTGGCTCCGGCGTCTGCGGCTGCGACGCGAGCATCGCCAGCTGTATGATCTGCTGGTAGTACGGTCCAAGAACCTGCGTCCCGAGCATGACGAGCGACTGCCGGTCCGCTTCCTTGCTCACGGTCGCGGACGATGCGGTCAATTCTATTTCGATGAACTTGTCGAAGTCAGGTTCCATTAGGACCTGGATAACCTTCGATCCGTCCTCAAATCCGAGAAGCTTCGTGATCTTGTTCTCGACGGCACGATCGCCGGCAAGCAGCCGTTCGCGGTAGCGCCACACGGCTTGAACGAGCGCCTGCGACAACGCTCCACGCATGCCGTCGAACGCGGGCGTGAACCGTTTATTGACCTGCTGCAACATAGAGATCGCGGTGATGCCCGGCATACGGCCGCCGAAGCCCTGCCGCGGGCTCGGCGCCGACATATCGTTCACGCCGACACGCCGCTCAGCCATAGAGATCGTCGTCGACAGCGCCTGCGGCCCACTCTGGTAGACGTCTCCCATCTGTAACGGAATGAGGTCGTTTCGCGGGTCCGGCAACGGTATGACCTTGTTCGGATACATGTCTTCCGACGCCGCGATGACGCCCTCGCGCGCCGCCCAGATCCGGGCGTTCGCGATCATCATGTTCGTTATCCAGGCGTTGTAGATTTCCGTCGCGCCTTCTTGATACGGCTTGCACATTTCCAAGACGCCGATGCCGTAGAAGAGATGCGCCCGCAGTTGATAACAAGCAGTGACGGCTGGGCGCAAGTCGTAGCCATTGTACGAGACAGCCAGGACGTTCGTCGACGTCCGATCCCAGATGACCAGAAGTTCCTCGTCGTAACCGTCGCCATCAATATCGAAGTCGACGTACATTTCCCATATCTCGTACAAGCGCGACATGCTCTTGTCCGCGTTCGACATCGTCTTGCCGAGCTGCTCGCGCCGCGACCGTACCCATGAGATCGGGCCGCACGGCCGTGCCAGCTTCCAGTTCCATTTCCGCTGTTTGCTCACGGCCCGTAGGTGCGATTCTGGATAGTAAGACCGGATGCCGAGCCACCGCGTCTGTTGAACGTCCTGGTAGGACCCGCCGGGAACGAGGAAGTCCTCGACCGGGATCGAGCGAATGATCGGCGCCTCGAACTGCATCTTGTAGACTTTGTTCTTCTTCCAGGTCGTCGCATATGGGATGTAGAACGCCACGGTCCCGAGTTGGATGCAGTCCGTCAGGCCGTGATCCGCCGCCGCCCGCACGTCTGCTTCGTTCTTCGCGATCCAGTTGACGAAGCGCTGGACGGCCTTCGCGTGCTCTATCCATGCCGAACCCGTCGAGCGGCACGTGACCAGCGGCTCCGTGTTGAATATCTGGTCGATGACCTGCGCGTAGACGGAGTCGGAAGCGACGGCGCCGACCGTGACCTCCGTGTTAGGCGCGTTGATGATCGGAGTCTCCCGAACTTCCTTCTTCGGCACGCCCTCATATTGACGTAGTAGCTCGCGCCACAATTCCTCCAGGGGAGCCCGCGCCGCGATGGCTTCCGACACTTCCACCATCAGATATTGTCCGAGCTGCCGCAACTTCTTGTCGTCGATGTCGAGCGGCTTGGCGTTGAAGTGTTTCGCAACTGGTACACGCATGGTTTTTCCTCAGTTCAGGATGATCGGCGTATGCCCTTCCGTTTCGTCGCTCAGCGCCGGCTCTCCCCAGTAGTTCGTAAACGGCTCGAACACGAAACGCTTCGCCATGATCATACGTTCCGGCAGTTTCGCCACGGTCAAGGCGTAGCGCATTCCTAAGTTACATGCTGCCATACAGTTGATCGCTGTGAACAGTTCCGTCATGTCAAGTATGCCGGCCCGCAGGTCTCGGCGCTGTCGGCGAAGTTCGCTCATCGTTTGTCCTTTCCTTTAACCACCCGCACGTCTGAAGCACGCGAATGATAGTCCACGTCTCGACCGCGTGCTGAAACCGCTCACGCTCCCGACGCTGGCGCTTATTCATGCCGGGGTTCCTTTATCCGCTGAAGTAACTCGATCGCGAGCGGCACGGCCCCGTTGATGGGAAAATGGTAGATGGTCGAACCATCGTCGACGAGATAGACTATCTCCCCGTCGTCGGTTCTCTTTCCCGTGTTGATGGCGCTGCGCGCGAAAATAGTGTGCCCGTTTATGTCAACCGAAACCGTGATCATCTCGGCCTCCTTTCGCCTGTCAGCGCCGGAGCAATCTGCCACCAGCTGCTTCCCGCAAAAGCATACAGCCGATTGACGCTCAAGACGTATGCCATGTCTCCGGGAACTCCGCTCGCCGGCAACTCGGACAGCGTCTCGTAGGTCATCGTCCACGGAACGCGGTTGCGGAGATCCTTCGTCGCATGCACGGACCCGCCTACCGTAGTCACCGATTCGAGCCACACAGCTTCCGCCGGCAATGCGACTGGCTTCACCGTGCCACAGTACGTCAGATAGTGCGAGTTACCGGCACGGTGGAAGACGTCCAGATCCCCGGTCAGGCCCGGCGCAGCGATCAACCAGCAAGTTGAGTTGTCCGCGAACGTCACGCTTTGCCATCCCGTCATGTAATAGCCGGAGGCGCTGTAAGCGATGAGCGGCTCGCCCGGCACGAGCGTCAGGCCGGGCGGGAACGGAGTTGGGTTGAAACCGCCGGCCGACACGAATCCGTGCAGCTGTTCACCGCTGCGCGCGGCATCTTCGACGCAATCGAAGTGCTGGAGATCCGATAGGAAGTTCGAGTTCTCCGCTGGAATGACACTGTGCGTTTCACCTTTGCAACCGCCCGGCGTGACGGTCGGCACCGGGCTCGGAGTCACGCTTCCCGTAACGGTCGGTGAAGCCGTCACCGTAGGAGTCATCGTCGGCCACGGCGCGACGCAGACGTACAACCGCCACGCGGTCGGATCATAGTAGATGTAGTCGTAGGATACGGGACTGCCGTCATCCGTTCCGACAGCTATACGCAGTCTCGTTGCTACGTAAGGCGAAAGCCCGACACTAGGCTGTCTCAAGATGTAGTAGACAGCGCCAGTCTCCGCGTCCAAGTACATCTGCCGCTCTTGCGTGATGTCGCTGTTGTACGCACTTCCGTCTCCGACACCCGTGTCAAGCCAGTCTTCGGCCTCGATGGAATCTCCCCACAGGTAGTCGATGACGAAACTAGGAGTCGCGTTCGTGTACGAATGATTCGCTCCACTGAAGTCCGTTATCAAACCACCGAGGACAGCCTGCGTGATGCTTCCTGGAAACGATCCGACCGTGAAGCCGACTTCAGCCTGTCCGACTCGGAAGGAAGAGCCAGCCTTGTTCCAGCGAACTTCCGAAGTCGCCAGGTGCATGCCCGGCGGTCCGGGTGGGGGCCAGCCAGGAAACGAAGCCGTCAGTGTACCAGTCGCGGTGTAGGGGTTAGGATAGAATTCGTATCGCATTTCTCCCGGATCGCATTCCGGCGGACCGGCCGCATGTCCGGGCGTCGGACCGATCGTGTTGGTCGGAGTCACCGTTGCCGTATCTGTCGGCGTTGCTGTCGTAGTCGGCGTCGAGGTCGGAGTCCGAGTCGCCGTAGGCGTCCGAGTCGATGTCCGAGTTGCCGTATCGGTCGGCGTCGCAGTCTCAGTGGGCGTGTCTGTCGGAGTAAAGGTAGGAGTCTCGGTTGGCGTCGCCGCGAGGTAGCAGATTTCAATCTTCAGCGCGCCGTAGGAGACGTTGCTGTTGTTGTGCACGCCGCTGCCTTGCGCCTGTAGCACAAAGCCCCAGTCAGCGTCGTTCACGTCGACATCCGTGAGAGACTCTCCCCACGTATCGGTATAATCTCCGTAGACCGCGGCCTCACACGTGCTACAGTTCGAGCCACAATCTGTGATCGCGCTTCCGCTAGCTTTGTTCTCGGCTCCGTAGCTGCCGTCGGCGAGGATCATCTTGACGGTTTTGTCGGTGTAGCTTCCGAGAACTTGGATGGCGCCGCGGCTTACCGTCAGCTGAATCCCTAAGACAACGGCACCCGATGGCAGGCCGGCGTTGAAGGCTTGCGCTTGCAGATAATCAGTGACCGGAGAGCAGTTGACCTCGCATGACGGAACCGTGCAGGGAATGTTGGGGTTCACGATCCCGCTCTGACACAGGTTGTTGGGGTGGTTCCAGGCGCTTACGTCCGATCCGCCGCCCGCATCCGTCGCCGTGCAACTAGCAGGAGTCGCAGGAACAATCGTGACTAGACTTCCGGCACAGCTCGGCGTAGGAGCGGGAGTAGGCGTGTCGGCCTGCGTTCTCGCTGCCAGCAGGCAGAGCGAAAGAAAAGCGAAACAAATCGTCTTCCTCATAACATTCCTCTCACGGACAGCCGCAGTGGTGCGTCTGAGCCCATCTTAGCACCTTGTAGCACGACCACGAAGTGCACGGTGTAACGGGAGGGCACGTCGGGCACGGCGACGGAGTTGGAACGGGCGTAGGCGTAGGAGTCGGAGCCGGGCAGAGACAAGTCCCAGCGCATTCGTTCTGAGCTTCGCTGACGCACTGTCCGTCGAAACTACCGCCAAGTAGTGAGCAACAGTAGGGGTCAATGCCGCAGACGCAATCCTGGCACGCGGCGGGGTCCGCGCCGTCGTGGTCGCAGCCCGGCACGCCGGTGTTGTAGCAATACGCGCACTCGCAGCATGAGTTTCCGGCGGACGCCGCGCTCGCCCAGACCACGAGGAAGAGGATTATGACGCGCGTGATGGCTCTCACCCTCTGCCTCAGTCCAGCACTCCGCACGTTTCCAGCTTACACTTCGGCCAGCGGGTGTTCGTCGGACGCGGCGTACTTGTCGGATACGGTGTATAGGTAAAGTACGGAGTGTTAGTCGGGTACGGAGTATAGGTCGGGTATGGCGTATAGGTCGGGTACGGAGTGTAGGTCGGCGCCGGAGTGTAGGTCGCGGGCGCGGCCAGGTAGAACACGTACACGTATGCGCCGCCCACGAAGAAATCGCGGTTCGCGTTGTTGGCGTCGTCCGTCAGGCGGACGACAAAGTTCGCGTTGTCGCGCACCTCGTCGGCCGTCCACACGTGCGCCGGGTCCGTATTGGTGAACGAATAGGTATAGTCAGACGCTGCTCCTGTCGTGAGGTTGCCGGCGGAGACGCACGAGGCGCGCCAGTGCGTGCCCCCGTCCCAGCTGATGTCGACGGCGATGTACGGCGCTCCCGTCGTCGAGTCGGCTACAGCGTTCTTCAGCAGGACCTGGATGCTGACGATGGGTGAGTTGAGCGGCACCCCGCCCGCGCCGTCCAAGCCCCAGTTATAGACCTTGTGCTGGTCGCGGGTCGCGGTGCCGCAGCCCGTCCCCGCGGCCGTCCCTGATGAGACGTCCACAGCATAACTTAAGTCATTTGCGTCACATAAATATTCCGGGTATGACGCATAGCCGTCGTTATCGCCGGCCCCTGACGTGATCGCCGCCTGCGAGCCGCAGCTGAGAACGGACGTAACTAGCGGGTAGGCCGGCGCGGCGTAGCCCAGCGCGACGGCCGCCAGCAGCGAGATTAGAAATCGGCGCATACGATCGTCACTCCGACCAACTTGCCAGCGGTGATCGTGGTCGTGGTGCCGACCTTGAGCAGGTCGCCCGAGGCCAGGTAGAAGTACGGCGTGCCGCTCTGGTCGACCGGCAGTCCGGGCCAAACGGCCGCGGTCATCAGAGCCACCGGGGGTGTGCCGCCTGCGTAGCCGGAGCCGGCCGCGACGGTGACCGTCGTCAGCAAGTACGTCGTCGCGCCGCGTATGAGGAAGATCGACACGTCACGGCCGCTCGTGTCGGTTGACGATGCTATCGCGCCGACGCACTTGGTGGCGTTCGTCGCCCCCGTGTAGAGCGTGGCGGGCGTGGTCCCGCTCGCGTTCGTGAGCTGCACGACGCCCAGTTGCGGGGTCTGCGGCAGCACCACGGAGTTCGACGTCACGGTCGCCCACACGCGACCGTAGAGCAGCAAGAGCCAAAGCACGAAAAAAGTAAGCACACGCGAAAAGGGTCTCATCAGAAACCTCCGCCTAGGTTGCTTCGGTTGATCGGAATCTCAACCAGTGTCGTTGGAGTCTTTGTATTCGTGGGTGTGAAGGTGTTCGTGGGTGTGAACGTGTTGGTCGGCGTGAACGTCGGAGTCGGGCTCGGCGTTAGGCTGGTCGGCGTCGCCGTGTTGACCGGCGTCGGCGAGCACTGCGCCACCTGATTCGACGGGTAGTTGACGCAGATCGGCTCGACTCCGCTCAGGGTCGACGTTGGCGTCGCGGATGGCGTCTTGCTGGTCGGCGTCTCCGTCGGCGTCGCCGTTGGAGTCGGAGTAAACGTAGAGGTAGGAAGCGGCGTGTCAGTCGGGATCGGCGTCTCCGGCACCGGCGTGCAGCACGTCAACGCATCTGAATTCGGTTGATGACAGAAGAACTCTCCGGCCGGACAATCATTATCTGTCCGGGTCGGAGTCTGCGACGGTGTCGGCGTGGGTGTGGGAGTATTAGTCGCCGTGCTCGTCGAGGTGCCCGTCGGCGTCTGTGTGGGCGTATCGGTCGGCGTCGAGGTTTCCGTCGACGTCGGCGTGGCTGTCCTGGTCGGAGTCGCGGCGCAGGGATCGCAGGGCAGCGGAGTGAGCGTCGCTACCAGCGTCCAGGTTGGAGCAGGAGTATCGGTAACGGTAGGCGTCGGCGTCAGCGTCCATGTCGGCCGCCGCGTCGGAGTCGGCGTAGCCGCCGCTGCTTGGACTGCCCAGCTGACAACCAGCAGGAGAATGGCGGCGGTTAATTTTTTCATGTTAACTCCGCGAACCGGCGCCGCCCACTTCCGCATGCCGCATATACATGCGATGCTTCCGAGCGATTGGAGTCGAAGTGGGCGTCGGAGTAGTCGTCGGGGTCGAAGTCGGAGTGGCGGTAGCAGTCGGGGTGCTAGTTGACGTTGGGGTAGGAGTCGCCGTGGGAGTGTCCGTCGGCACGGGCGTGGGATCTGTCGGTGTCGGCGTTGGAGTGCGCGTAGGCGTGCGCGTCGGTGTCGGGGTTCGCGTAGGCGTGGGAGTTGGCCATTCCGTAATGCCACAACCAGTTTCACACGTTCCACCAGAAACAAAGGAAGTTACTAGGCATGGAGAAGAACAGCCATAAGACCACGGGACGTCATTAGTACATGAAGGCACACAACCATCCCCTTCGGAGCAAACCGCGCAACCTGGCAGCGGGGTCTGGGTGGGCGTCTTCGTTGGCGTCATCGTGGCCGTTGGCGTAGCCGTCGGGGTTTCCGTCGGAGTCGCGGTCGATGTCGGAGTATCGGTCGGCGTCGGCGTGGAGGTAGGTGTAGGGGTCGCCGTGTCCGTCGCCGTAGGAGTCGGAGTGAATGTGGGAGTCGGCGGTTCACCGTAGCAGACGCTCACCTGAATGTGGCCGAGAACCGCGCAGCGATTGTACGTGTAGTCGTCGTGCGCCTGGAGCGCGAAGCCCCAGTTTGAGTTCGCCAGATCGGCGCCCGTTAGCGTCTCACTCCAAGTGTCGGCGTAGCTCCCAAACGTGTTATTGCCGCCGCAGACACACGAGCTAGCGCTATGCAGCACCGTTGAGTTGGCCTTATCCTCGCCGCCGAGAGAACCGTCGGGCATCCGCATGCGCATGTGGGAATAGGTCAGTTCGGCCCCAGTGGAGCATTTCCCGTCGCAGATCGTCAACTGAATGCCCACGATCGGAGACGTCGCCGGGATCGAGTCGATGCCGACGAATTGTGTCAATCTCAACTGGTCCGTCTCTCCCGAGTTGCCGCCCCAGTAGATGCCGATTGACCCGATGGTTTCCGCCGCCGTGCAGGCGGCGTCATCCTTGCCTGCCCACACGTGCCAGTGCGAGCCGCCTCCATCGTCGGTCCAAGTGCAGTTCTGCCCCGCAGCCAGACTAGATGTCCAGACCGTTCCAGCGCAGGCTATTGTCGGAGTCGGAGACGCGGTCGGCGTCGGCGTCAGTGCCAGAGCCGCGCGGCTGAGAACCAGCAACGATAGCAAGAGAGCGAGCTTTCTCATTTCACGTCTCCACGTGGGATAAGGCGCAGCCGATGCCGCGCCCGTCCGTCACGCTAGAACGATGACGACGACGCCCCCGCCGAGAGTATCGATCGTGAGCCCGTTAACCCACGCGCCTGGCACGAACAGCTGCTCGTCATTGTAGTTAGCGCCGTCCGCGATGGCTTTCGCGAAGATCCCGCCGGCCGCGTCCTTGATGATCATTTGCTGCGCGGCAGCAGTCGCTCCGGTCCAGCGCCAGCTACGAACCTTGACGCGCTCCGTGGTCAGGGCTCCGGTTTCCGTGCAAAGCCAGGCATTCGAGCTTGGTTGAAACGCATTCGCCATCTCAGTCACTCCCTCCGGCGGTCAGTTGTTCCACGGTCGCCACGTTCGCCCCCGGATTCTCGATGACCAGATTTCCGAGGTCGCCGTCGACCAGAATGATGAAGCCGCCTGGATTCAACTTGAGCGCCAGCTGCGGCGTGTATCCGAGCGGGTCCTCCGCGTAGATGTTGACGAGTTGGTCCGCGCGCAACATCCAGACCTTTTTCGTTGTTATGAGCGCGGACAGGAACGCGGCAAACGTGCCGGGCGCGGGGGGAAGTTTCTTGCCGTCGTTGATGTCCAGCTGCTGACACTCGATCCGGCGAACGGTAGGACCACCGCCGTAGGACGAGTTGTCGACTTCGAGAGAAAGCGTTGCTTTGACGCTAGGCATTCATGTCCCTTTCGATCTGCGCGACCTTTTCGTCAAGATCGAGCATCATCGCGACCTTCTTCATAGTACCACGGATTTTCTCCGAACGTTCTATGACACTGTCCGGCAGGTAACCGCCGTGCGCGGCTCCGGCTTTCTTCTCTCGTTGCTTCAATTCCTGCCGCAGAGCGGACTGAAGCAAAAGCCAATCCTCATGTGTGAAGAGAGACATTTTCCACGAAGTTCCACCAAACGTAACCGCCGTGCGCGTCCACGTTCAGCTGCCGATAGAGGAAATCCGACAAGTCGATTCCCGCGTGGTTCGTTCCATGGCCGGACACGGACACGCCGCTTTCGGACAGCGGCCGGGAGCCGCACAAAACGTATTCGTCGTCATGCGTGTTCCATGGGCCGACTTCCAGCACCGGCGCCGTCAGCGGAAAGATAGAGCGCGCCAGGATGTCCTTCCAGACGTCTTCCGGACTAAGTCCTCGCCATTCCAGTCGGTCCGCCCACAGCTCGACGATCCGCCACAGGGCCGCGTGCGACGGCAGCGCGGCGAACCATGAATCATTCTGGATGAAGTAGCCGACCGCCGTCTTCTTGCCGATCAAACCCTCGCGCGTCGCCTTCACTCGAATCATATTTTTCTCCTACGGCCAACCTAGCTTGGAAACTAAAGCGAAGAAGCCGGCACCGATCGCCGCCAGTTGCGTCCAGACGGAATCGGAGATCGCGCTGTCGATGATGACCGCCGTGGGCGCCGGAGGCGAGGTCGGCACGAGCGGAACCTCGATATGCGCCTTCGGCGGCGCCAGTACCCAGACATCTACGTTCGGTGCGTGGACGTGGACGATGGCACAGCCAGTGAGAAGAAGCGTGGAGAGAAGTATGATGGCGGAGCGCTTCATTCTACAACTCAATCTTGATGTCCGGATGCCACAGAAGGTCGGCATCTCCCACGAACTGCCGCCATTCCGGCGTGACGCGGACGACGATGCCGCCGAGTGCCGCCGGAACCATCATCTTCTGTTCAACGTAGTTGCCGCGCGGCACGCTGCCATCGAGTCGATTCAGCTGATACGAACGAGAGAAGCCGCCGGTCGCCGCGATGAGCACTGTCTTGTGGATGAGGCGCGGGCCATTCTTTGCCCACACGCAGCTGATACGATCGAGGGGAGCGCCGACCTTCTTCGTGACGTGCCCCATCAGGATAATGTCAGCATCAAAATACGCGGCCATCGTGTCGAGCTTGTTCAAGGGAGATCCGGCCCGCTGTCCCTGTCCTGTCCCGTGATGGCAATATATCGACACGTTGCCGGTGCTATTTGAGTTCCGCCGTCCGAAGCGCAGGCGGACGAACGCTGACGTTCCGAGGAACGGAGCATCGAGCATCTCGCACAGGCGCATGTCCGTCGTGGTTCCGTCCTTCAACTGATAGAAATGATGCCCTTCCAGCAGCCCGAGCCACCGGCCTTTCGACGGCTTGAGCGCACGGTTGAAGATCTCCGACGTCAGCTCATGTGCCTTGTCGCCGATGACATCGAGCGCCGAGTCGTAGAGAGCTGCAGAGGTCAAACGCTGGCGGTTCGACGGGCTGGCGAAGTCGATGTAGTCACCCATCCCGAGGAACCAGGCGCCGCGCTCGACGCCCCACTCGATATGACGCTGGAGCATCCCGAGGACGGTATCGCCCTTTTCTCCGCTCCATTGAATGTCACCGACCGGCATGATGAGCACGGGATCGTTACGGCCGTGGCGAGTGACGAAGTCGTAGGATTTAGCTTGCATGTGCGTGGTCCGTCGCAAGAACCACGCCAAGCCGTCCTTCAAGTACGTGTAGGTTGGAATGGAAGGGAAAGTGATGAGAAAGTGACGGCGCTAGGACTTTGCGCCACGGATTGAACTGAGGATGTTCGAGAACTGCGGAGAGACGCGGGTCTTTTCTCCGTAGACGTGCATCTTCTTCGCGCTTACGGCAGCTTGCTTCAGGTGATCTTTGGCGTGCGACAGGTTGAAGCGGACGTCGTCCCGGTGGTGCTTCTTCGATAGCTTCCGGGTCTGGGCGGAGACTTGGATATTGCCCTTCGTGCCGACGCCCCCCGACCCGATGCCCTTTCGCTTAGGCGCTGCCATCTTTCGCAACGATGAGACCGAGGCCGGCCAGTGCGGCCAGTAGCGCCGGCATGTCCGCGGTGAGCGAGGCGCCGGAAAGCAAATGCGCCGCCATCGTCGACAGCGCGCCGACGAGCATTAGGATTCCACAGATTGTCGTCTTAGGGTTCTTCATCGTCTTCCCTTTTCTCGTCGTCGCGCAGCATCGTATAGCCCACCCACGTGAGGAGCGCGCCTAGTCCGAGCAGGATGCCGCACAGGAAGCCGACCGACACGATCTTCACGTCACACGCAGTCACTTTTTCTTCGCCTTCTGCGGATGCCGGATCTCACCCGTCTGCAAGGACTTCGTCTCCACGACTTTTCCCTTTCCCTTGAACGCGAGGCGAACCTTCTTACCGCTCGCGAACGTCTTCACTCGATAGCGGACGCCGGGGCCTAACGGCATGATCCAGTCCTTCGTCTCCGGTTGGAAGATCGTCGTCTGTCGTCTCGACATGACAGTCGGTCTCGAAGGTTCCGATATTGATCGAGTCGAGTATGAGGGGCATTGAACGTTCTCACGTCGAACGCACCTTCCGATAGCGAGCAAAAGTCTGTGCCAGTCTTGCTTGACGCCCTACTTTTCCGCCTTTCTTCGCCGCTGCCGCGACCTTGCCGGCCGGGATCTTCGTGCCTTGTGCGATCCCGAGCGACTTGTGCAAGCCGCCCTTCTGCATCGTCTTCGCGACAGCCGACAGTGGCCCCTTCGACTTAGGCATCAACGTCCTCTCCGCGCCGCGGGGGCGTGTCACTCCAGGGATCGGGAGGCGGAGCGGGCGCCTGCGTGACCTGGACCTTCGAGGGCAGGATTACCCGCTCACCGTTCGTGGTCGTCTGGTCGGCTTCTTCCATGTCACGGCCCCGACTGGCTGCGCGTGCAGAACGGCGTAGTAAACGTCGTCAGGTTCGTGCAGACCTGTTTGCACTCGGCAGGAGTCAAGGACGCGGCCAGCGCGGCACCGCTTTGCGCTGACACGACGGCCGCGTTTTCTACGATGAGCTGCTCCGCCGTCTGGACCTGCTTCGCTGAGCAGCCCGCCAGGAGCGGGATGAGGATGGGAGCGAGGATGAAAATGCGGATGAAACGGATGCTTCTTCGCATGAAAATCTCCTTTTCACGTTGCTCTAGCACGGCGCATGCCGCCGGCATGACCACGGCGGACCTTCAGCTTCGATGCTTGCTTGTGTCCATCGCGGGCACCGCGCGCCAAATGCTTGGCATAGGTGGCCTGGATACGCTTGACGCTGGGATGCTCCCGCGTCATGCGATCCGCCATGTACTCGATGTCGGGCTCGATCGGCGCAGTGGCCGCCGCCGGTCCCGGGCCTGCCGCCGGCATCACCGGATCTCCATCGGAGCGGCAGGATTCGAACCTGCGACCTCGTGGTCCCAGGCCACGGGTGCTACCATGCTACACCACGCTCCGCTCAGGCGTGCGACGTGCCGCTGTACGGGCTGCCCTGTTCCGGAGCCTGCTTCGCCGCGCGGTTGATGCCGCCGCCCTTCGACGGGCCGCCGCTGACGTGGCCGACCGCCGGGCCGAATTTCTTCGGGGTCGTGGCGTCTCCGCCCTTTCCCTGATTGTAGGTGTTGGTTTCCTTCAACGGGACACCGACTGGACCTTCGACTTTCGCCATCTGTTCTCCTTCGTCACGGTTTAAGCAAACGGGTTGCTAGTAATGTTATGATACCTCCGAGGTTCGCGAGAAGCAAATAGAGCGCGTAGGAACTGTACGTCTTCACGGAAGCTAGATCCGCCTTCATGGCCTCGAAGGCCGTTTCCAGCACCGTCAGCCGGCGTCCGATCTTCGCCTCAAACAGTTCCTGTTCCAGGACCCCCAGCCGCCAGAAGCACAGCTGACAGGATGCTGGCGCGTCAGCCGGCAGTCGAAACAGTGACAGGTCTACGCCGGGGTTGTTCTCGTGGCCGTCCATCGTCGTTCTCCATTTCCGCCAAGCGCTGGCGCACGTAGTCCTCTGAGGCGCCGCTGCGCCGCAGATATTTTTCAAGGGCGGCCCGGTGATCCGATGCGACGGAGCGCAGCGTGCGCTTTGGAGCTAGCGCTATCGCGGACGCCAGCGCATCGACGAGATCCTTCAAGCGATGCGTCGGGAACCCACGCAGCTCGGCGAGCAATTCGACCATCGTGCGATGAAGGAAAAGGCGACCGTTAGCCATGACTGGCTGGATGGCCGTCGTGATGCGGAAGTCTTTGTCCACGTGCGTCGGCTGCGTGATCGGCACGAGCGCCGAGCGCAGGCCAGCTTGACGGCAGCGCGCCCGCACGAGATCCGCGAAAAGCGACTGCATCGCGTTCGCCTCAATGCCGAACATCTTCGGCTTGTATTTCCGCAGAACGTCCTCGATCTCCTTTGCCAGTTTCTCCGGCGTGCACTTCTCCGCCCACGCGAAGATGACGAATACTCGGCGCAGCGGGTCAACGGCAATCACGATGATGGCGGAGCGCGCCCGGATTCTTTTCAATTCCGCGCTCTTGCTGCGGCCCGCCGGATCGCAAAAAGCGATTATGACGCAGTCGGACAGAGAGACGCCATGCGGCAGTTTTCCGCTAACTCGCACGAGCCCTCCGGATGAAGCCGGCGCGAGACTTCATGAAATCGTACGTGTCCGCGTTCAAGCGCATGCCTGTGACTTCGGGCGGCGTCGGAACATTGTCCTGTTCTTCGATGGCCAGGTCGCGGGGGTCGTCGTCAAATAGAAGCATGCCGGGATTATTCGGACTCGTCTCGTAGAAGCGCAGGTCGTCTATGTCGAATTCCGAAAGCGACGGATCGACCGCCGTGTTCATGTATAGGAGAAAGAAGCGGCCCCCGAGCGTATGCTGAAGTTCGTCGATGGTTTTCTTAGAGAAGAATTCCGGAAAGATCGGCTTGCCATCTTCGATGACTTGCCGGGTAAGCCAAACGACGGACGGATCGTTGTCCTGGATGTCAGTGTATAAGTCGTAGTTCGCCCATTTTGTGCCGATGACGAACTCCAGTCCTTTCTCGTGATCGTCGAATAGGGCGCGAGACGCCTTGTTCCACTCGATGGCTTCCTGCATGACGACGACGGAGTTAGCCGCCTCGAACGTCACGAGGTCGTCTTTCAGCAGAACATTGTAATGGCGTCCGGTGATTGCGCCGCCGACGCCGATCGTCTCGAACGTGGATTCGGGGTATGCGTGCGTGCGAGGAAGTGACAGGGCTTTCTCCGACCATTTGGGAGACTGCCGCTTGGCGTCTTCCCAGAAGCATTGCGGCCAGAAGGCGCGCAGGCGCGCGTTCGACTCACATTGGAGACGTATCCACCGGAGCTGGTTCTCCGCGTTCTCAGCTTTCTCGCCCGCGATCAAGACACGCATCGAGCGGCCCTCGAAGCCGGGCATGTAGCAGTTGGAGTCCGCGGTCTGGATGGCCATGTGCAGCGGCATGGCCCGGACTCCGAGAGAGGTCTTGAGATGATCGCGGGGAAGCAACAGACCTTTGCGCAAGGGCGGAATGCTCTGGAGCCAGTTGGAGACGGGAAGGTGAAGGGCTGGAGTCAGTCGCGTGAGGCCAAGGACGCCCTTTGCGAAGACGTATAGGGACGATTCAGCTGCTTGCTTGAAATTGGATATCCAGCGGCCGGCCTGAGTCGCGCCGGCCTGCCGGATCTCGCCGGTCGCGCGGTCGATGACGAACTCTTCAGTCGCGGGAACGTCTCGCGGCTTTCGCAGACGATGAGTCTGCCAGCCGGTTTGCTTTTCCGTTACGCTGCCCATCCGGAGCCCGGCGCGCGGTTGTGGAAAGATCCGAGCTTGCCGGGACGCTGGTTTCCGCGGGCGCGTTCACGGATGGCGGCGGCGGCAGAATCTTCCTCCCCTTCGATTGAACGGGAAAAGACGGACTCGGCGTCGGACAGATCGTTTCCCAGCTGGTCGACGTCGTGGACGATGACTTTGCGCGGAGCGGGCAGAGGAAGAGGCGGAGTGATGTCTATGGGCTGGCGGAAGTCGGCTAGCGCACCGAACATGTCCTGGAGAGCTTCGCGGGAGAGGGCGAGGCGGAAGACTCCCCGATCGTTCTCGTCGCCGCGGATTCCGCCGAGCTTCGGAACTTTGCGGTCTAGGAATAGATCTCCGAGAAGGAACTTCGCGGCATCTTTCTTCTGGCCGTATAGAGGAGCCGCCTTCGTGTCCGTATGCTCGACGTCCAAGTCACGGATGTCGACAAGGGTTTGCAGACTTTCCCACGCCTCCGAATCTATTCTGTCCATGATGGATTCGACGGCGCGTTTGTTGACGACGGAGGCGAGTTCGGCGAGCTGGGCTTTGAAAAGTTCCGAGCGCATGTGGGCGCGGACGGTTCCGGGTTTGAGATGGAGTTTTTCCGCAATTTGCACGGGGCGCATGTGTGCGAAGGTCATGAGGGCCATCTGGAAAAGGCGTTGGTGGCGGAAGGTCATGTTCTAAGGGTAGCACGGAAGGGGAATGGAGGGGAATGGATGGGGAAAGTGGGAGAAAGCAGGGGAAAGGAAGGGAATGGAATGGTTTTGCTGTTGACGTTGGGAAAGGCTGAAAACATATCGCGCATTAGAGAGCGCTATCGCGTCAGCCGGCGACTGCTCCGGGGGGCTCACCCCGGTCCTCGCGTCCCGCGTCTTCGTCTCATCCCGCGTCCATGTCAGGTCCGTCATGGTCCATCGTCTCACCCGCGTCCATGTCATCAGCTCACCAGTCGTTACACGCTCGACATGGGGGCAAGGAAAAAACAGCCGTATCTTTGTAACAGACACCATCGCTGCGCTTGACCTCCCTGCTGGCATGCCAGCTGCAAGGCAAGCAGGTGGAGGTCAAGCAAATGACTCATTGGCTAATCTGGGTTCTGACGTGGTCGGATGGATGGACCTGTAGCACAACGTCCGTGACGGCGCTGCGCTTGCGGCAGGTCTACGGCCGTGAGCATGGCCGCATCATCCACGTTCACGCGGACCGTAACATATAGGAATGAACGATTATGGCACATAAGCTACCAGCAGGAGCGTTCTGCCCGGCGTGCGCGTTCGAGGCTGCGGCTGCGGCTACGAAGGAAACAGACATGATCAAGCGCGAGGACATCAACGCTAGAGTATTGTCCGCCTTGACACGGCTAAACGACCTGTACGGACGCGGCCGTGTTCGTTGCTTCGAATGGAACGACGCCGGCGACGGTGGCATGTTGTGGCGTGATATCCCGATCACCCAACACACGTACACGGATGAACGGCGACGGTTCCGGTTTAACGGGCGGACGGTAAGCTTCTGCGGGCACCAGCAGTGCGTCTTAGGGTACTGACATGGACGGTGACCTACGATACGTCCATTCGTGTCCTGCTTGTCAATGCGTCTTGTACAGCGCTTGCGTGTACTGTGAGAACTGTAGGCGAGGTCTGAGGACACTTGTATATACAACTATTCCACTTTTCCCTTGCACCTCGCGTTCGACCATGTTACAAGAACCTACGGAGCAAAGGAGCAGGTGAAGCAGATGGCCAACACGGCACACCCCAAAGGGCGCGCGGCAGACGCATGGACAACATGCCCACCGCTAAAGTGGACCCGCTGCTGGTTTCAGACGCATCGCGCCGCGCATGGCCCGAGCTGTATGGCACCGTGCGCGATGGAGTGGAAGCGAATGGCCCTCGCTTGCGGCGCGCACATCGAAACCATCGACGGCTATTTAATCGCGTTCACAGAGGCGAGACCGTAAGTCAGCCGGCGGCGCAAGGCCGGTAGGAGTGAGACCATGACACGAGTTCAGCTTTACGCTTTCGACGCAGCGGGACACGTCACGCATGCCGGCGCACATGACGTGCCGCGGGTATCAGCTGCTGCTGCGCGCCGATTGCAGCGGGAATGGGAGCGGTGGCGCACCCGTTACCTCGGCGAACACCCGGGCGACTATCCATTGCGGCACACGGCGCCAACGACTGTCATCACGCTGCATCCGATCGGTGAACCCCAGAAAGTTACACGCTTCGAGGCAACAGCATAGCGGCAGCCAGCGGCGCAAGGCTGGCGAGAGGAAAAGAGACGATGGCAAAAGAAGTGAGCTTAGAAACCGTCGCGGCGCGCAGCAACACGCTACGAAAAAAGTGCTGTGCCCATTGCGGTCGGCTGGGACAGTTATGGCAGGTAGGCATCACACCGCACTCGATGAACCGCTACTGGTACGTGTGTATGCCATGCATCATGGCGTTTGTCCGTGCGGCGATGACTCAGCTCAAGTGACAAAACAGTGCCGACACGGCACGGAAAGGGGAAAGAGATGAACCGAGGAATAGATTACGGCATGGGAACAGCGAACCGAGATCCTGCCAATGGCATCCGATACGGCGTGCTACCCATATGGGACGTTCTCCAAGCGTGGTTAGACAGCAGCGAGGCTCAGTACGGCGAACCGACCTGCCCTACCTGCGAAAACGTGGTCCATGAGCCAAGCGACGATGAACGAGAGAACTACACCGCGCCCGAACATGACTGCAGCGACTATGCCTGCTCGACGTGCTCAACTCTCTTCGATTCCTCGCACGTGTATGCCGAGGACCCGTTAGAATTCACGCTTGACGACGGCGAGTATGCCGCCCAGCAAAGCGGCGATGACACGGATATCTTTATCACAAAGTCGCCATACTTTACCTACGCGCAATTTTGCTCGGCGTGCGCGCCTGGAGCTTGCCATCTGCGGAACCCTCTCACTGAACCGCACCCCGGGAACCGAGCATATTGCTTTGGCCACGATTTTTTCGATACCGGCGTGGCACCGTATCCCCTCTACTCTGTAGCGACCGGCGAACCCGTATGACTCAGGTCGAATACTTGGAGATCCGGCGTGCCGTCCGGCTCTTGTCATACCTGGACAGGCTTCGCTACAAAGACAGCTGCGCGCACCGCTCGGTTCGCGTCTTCCGAGAAACCCGCGATGCTTGCGAAACGTGGCTTGATCGCATAGACCTACCGGCGCCGGGCTCTTACCGCGTGCACCAGTACGAGAGCCGTCCCGTCACGCGCGACATTCGTCTCACCATGACACGAGCCATTCTCTTCAAAGAGCCCGGCGTTTACCATTGGCTCACGCGCGAGCAATACAATTCATGCGACAACGTCGGCCGCGAATTGTGGGTAGCTGTGTCTTCCTATAGTGACGCCCGACATCCGTTCACGTCCCGAGGTTGCCTACAGCTGCAGTCTGCCCCGGAGCGTCGGAGCTTGTGGCGTGCGAGGTTGAAAGTGTGGAAACCAGCAGGCTTCACCAGCTGAGCCGATACCGCATGACAGCCCTCAGACTAGCGTTCCTCTTACTCCTTGGAGCAGCGCTGACGTTTCCCGCATGCCGTCACGAGCAGCCATCAATCTCTTCCTGCCCTCTGGGATGTCCAGGTCCGATCCGTCCGTCCCGTGCCGAACGCTTCCCCGAGAGAGACCTATTCCACGTCAGACCTTACCGGGAGGTTGAAATATGAGCAAGTGTCGAAGTCAGTACAGAGGCTTGTGCTCTTGTGATTCCGCCCCGAGAAACTCCTACACTTCCGGCGACGGCACACGTCACGCGCACGTCGACGAAAGCGGCTGCTGGCCGGGTTGGCGCGTGTTTTTCTTCGACGTCAATCGCTTCGGGTATAGTGGTGGTGGCGGCGCCTTCAACGCGGAATTGTGCGCGAATGAAGCCGCAGCACGACAGCGCGCTGGTGACCATGTTACCTTTTCCATGAAGGTTGCAATCTGATGGAAGAAGCTGACCTGGAACCGGAACGTCTACTCTGCGCCGAATGCCACCAGCGTCCAGCCTACGCCCGCGACCTATGCCTTGACTGCCTGGAAGCCCAACACCGCTGGCTCGATGACTTCCAGGAATTCAGCTCCGTCGACTTCGTACCACGTTCGACGTTGACCCTCGCGGCTCACGTCGACCTACAGCGCCGAGCAGCGGATGCTCGGAGAAAGGGAAGGAGAAGAAGTCATGCCGTGGATTGAAGATCTAGGCTACGCTTTCCTGCTACATGGCGGCTCAGCAATGGGCCGGCATGATAGAGGTGAACCTCGCAACACCGCTCTTATCCAAGTTGACTGGGACTATCCGAGCACAGCGCAGGATCTTGGCTGGAGCCTTAGCTGCGTCCAGAAGCAGCTTGGCGGCCACGTCACCGTGTTCAAGCGCCGTCCCAAGCGTGGACGCGGGTACTGCGAGCACGACGGCACAGACGGCACAATCGCCTGTCCCAGCTGTGGTGTTTCGGCGAGCGATTTCATCGAAGCAGCGGGCGAGTATCTTCACGATCATGCTCGTTGAAAACCATGCGACGTGTTACATTCGGGGGGGTACCCTCGCGCGGGTGCCAGCAAAATTTAATCAATGGACTCTGTTACAAGGTGCCGTAAGGCCCCCCCCTGAATGTAACACGTCCATCGGTTTTTGCCCCCTGATTTCAGCGGACTTTAGCAAAAACCATGACATTTGTCATAGTTGCATGTAACAGGGACCATTGAATGTAACAGGTCCCATCGACGTCCAAGAGAATAAGGCGTAAACTGAAAAACTAAGTGTCAACAGGCAAAAATGGAGGATAGATGGAAAAGGCGAAGATCGAGAACCATTCCGGGCTTTTCGTCGAAGTCGACGACAGCGGCGAACCCAGCTGCTGCCTCGGCTATCTGATGGACTTCCCGGAGCACGGGGTTTTCAGCCCGGACGGTAAGCATCCGGAGATCACACCCGAGCAAGCCGATAAACACAACTCGCTGCTGAGCGCCGGTGAGATCTCCGGCTTGAAGCAGTGCCAAGTCGGGCAAAGCGGCACGTTTTACTACATCGGCGGGCAGGTAAAAACGTTCATTGGAACCGTCGTCGCCGAGCATCCGATCGTCCGGGGCCGCTCCATCACGTTCGTGGTCGACGGCAAAACCTTCCGCGGCCGTCTCTCTTCGAGCGGCGACGCTTTCAACTTCCGGAGAATCAAATGACGGAAAAAATGAAGCAGAACGATTTCGACTATCAAGCCGCGTGGTTCTGGCTAGCGACACCTTCCTGGAAAAAGCTCCTGCCGAACCGTCGCAACCTGTACCTGGACGCGATTCCCACGCTCGAATCGCTTCATCAAGCTGCAGACCTGAAAATTCCGCTGAGCCCCGAGAACCGCGTCCGCTTCGACGCCTTCACGAGCGAGGCTCTATCCCAGCTGGCTCGCACCATCTACTTCTGCGGACACTGGCGCTCGGGAGACCAATTCTTTCCCGGTGCCGCCACTGGCGCGACCTGGAAGTTCTCTAACTGGTGTGATCAAGTTCTGGCGGGTCGGCTCGACTTACCGGGAAAGGATGGTTCCTGGCAGGTGCATGAGGGCTTCCTGCGCCGCTGTGTCTCGTGGAAAGGCGGCTGGAGCTGGGCAGAGATCGGTCCGGCGACCGCAGAACTCTACGCCGCCGCGTCCACGTGTGCTGTTTCCGGTGAAACGTTCGACCGTGACATTGAAGCCATGCACGTCACAGTCTACTCGACTGTCTCCCCGTGGGCGCAGCTCTGGCTCGACACGAAGCTTTTCGTCTACGATCCGGAGCGCTGGCGCCGCGCGCAATGTCTAGCGGCTCTGTCGCCGCCCCCTACTGGCTGCACTGCCGTGAAGATCGACCGTATCGGCCTGCCGCACCTCTTCATGATTACAGCCAAGCACATCTCGCGCTCGAAAACGATGTATCTGGAGCCCAGCGCGGCGCCGTGCGGCATCTGTCAAAAGGACTTCGCCGAGCATTCCACGCAGGAGACGTTGTTCCTGTCCATTCCTTGCAAGCTGACCTCCCTTGCAGACGTGCCCGGATTGCACGAATGGTTGACTTCCACGCTCGCCTTGTGCAAGACTTTCGGCATCGAAGGTTTCGCATTCATCGAACCGAAAGCTTCATGAAAAGAGAAAGCGTGGAAAGTTCCAACATCGCCAGCGTCGGCTTCGAGCCCGGCGCCGGCCTGGAGATCGAGTTCCGGAACGGTCGGATCTACCGCTATCCAGCCGTGCCCCGAGAAATCTTCCTTGGCTTGATCAAAGCTAAGTCGAAGGGCGGCTTCTTCGCCGGCAAGATTCGTCTCCAGTTCAATGGCGTTCCCGTTCCCTTGACGGTCGAATGACATGGTGACCGGATTGAGCGACGCGACGCGCTGGAATCTAGCATGGCGAATCGTGCTCCGCTGCCAGGAGCGCCCCGGCGGTCACTTGATCTGGCAAGGCAATGTGACCGGAGCGTCCCAAACCTCGAACGCCTATCCGACGATTTCTATCAGCCACCATGCCATGTCAGCGCGCCGCCTGTTCTACGTGTCGTTCTTCGGAACAGCGCTGCGCCGGAACGAGACCTTGACGTTTCCGTCCTCATGCCCGGCTCGCTGCGTCGCTCCGTGGCACGCAATCATCCGGATCTCGCACTTCCCGCACGGACTGACGTCCTCGCAGCATTCGTGTCGGCGCTGGCAAGCGAGGCGCTGGTGTCGTGCATGCGTCGCCGAAGGACGGTGCAATCCGCGGTCGGCTCGCCGAGGCCGCCGCGCCAAAGGCCCCGGATATTTGCGGCGATGGCTTCCCGAGAAAGCTGCGCGAAAAACCGGCCGGCGCTGGGTCGAGACTCCGGAGTTCCGCGCCGGCCTCTGCACCTTTCACTTGAATCAAAGCAATGGAGAGGAAAAAGAGAATGTCACTCACGAGAATTCCAACAGTTTGTGAGTTCATCCGCCACGGTTTATTCCTGCAACTCATGGACGAAGCCGAGAAAGGAAGAAGAATGATGACGCATGTTGAGGACACGGTATTCCGAGACGTTGCCCTTTGTGGCATCGAGTTGGAGTCGAGTGAAGACGACCGTCTCATGTCGCAAGAGGATGCTAGGCAGCACCTCGCGGCCGGCGTGCTCCGATCTCAGCTCGACTGCTCGTTCTGCTACGACATCTTCATGGAATCGGCAGAAACTTGTCGGAACACCCACCAGCGTAACCCTTCACCCTAGTGGAAGAGCACCTGGCACAGGAAATGCAGAAGGTGAGGCCGACTTGACAGCGTTCGGGAAATCCGCTAGATGCTTGCCGAAGATGACGAGGACACCAACCAGCTACGCATCGAAGCGCTCAAGCGCGGCCTCACGACTGAAGGCAGGTCGCGTCGTGCCTGGACGCCATATCATTCCTTGTGGGCGGCGGTCGTCCTGCTGGCTGTCCACGACGAGGACGAAGAATTCCTTCGCTCCGAGTTCGGCGACGCGCTCTGCGAGATTGTGGGGTTAGACGCTGATGCTATCATCGACCGAATTGTCCGCCGCCGTAAGACAACAGACCATCGGGCTCCTGCGCGAGTGGCATTCCTTAGAGGGGTCGCTCCGAGACGCATGGGACCGCGCGCAGCTCATCGGCCAGCAGTTCAACGACATAAACGTGCAGATGCAAGGCATGTGGGCACGTCTCCAAGACATCGCCGCCCGCGTCGCCATGCTCGGACCGCACGCCGCTGAACTCGCCGAGAACCTCGTCGAACTCCAACGTCGCTCGTCGGAAGAATCAGATGAGCGCTCTCATTGAGAGAATCATGCGGATAGTCAAGTGGTTCTGTACGAGAAGGCCGCCGTCGTGGGCGCTGGAGTTGGCGGTCAACCAACACAACATCATGGTCGCGATAGGTGCGATCGGCAGAGACGTGGATCAAATCTGGAGGAACAGTGGCAGAAGAATTGCTTTACATTGACAGTTCAACGCTCTCGACGCTAGTTTGCTCGACTCGTGCCTTCGTGCGGCATTGCTTGCACTTGACTTCCAGCCACGAAGTCGCGGTCCTGGAAAGTGGCGCCGCCGGCCACGAAGCGTTAGCCGTCTACTTCCGTACAGGCGACCGGAAGAAGGCCCTCGCGGCACTCAAACCCTACAAAGCATGGTGCGTGAAGAATGAGAGCGAGGGCGTCGTCATCGAGCCCCGGCTTTCATATCGCAACCTGCGCCGGGTCGTCCAGGCCTGGATTGACGCGCATCCGATCGACGGTTTACCCTTCACTCTGCCGCTCGGAAAGAAAGGCGTCGAAGTCGGATTTCAAGCCGACATCGGCGATTCCGTCATCTTGACCGGACGTATGGACCTGATTGTCCAGGACCGCGACGGTATCGTCGCGCCCCTCGACAACAAGTTCACCGGCCGGATCTCTTCGCCGTGGGTAAAGAAGTTCCGCCTGACCGCCCAACTCTCCAACTATTGCATTGCCCTAGAGCATCATACCGGCTCCGCGGTCCTGCGCGCCTACGTCAATGCGATTGAGCTTCCGGTTCTGCCTGACTCGAACCGAACCTGTTCTAAGCACAAGCTGGCTTACCGTGAGTGCGGGCTTCTGCACGCCACGTCCCGGATCTTCATCGTCACGCGCACGCCGAGAATGCTGGAGCGGGCTCGCCTCGATGCCTTGACTCTAGCGAAACGTTTCCGAGCACTCCGCGAGCACGCCAGTGTCCACGGCGACAACGGAGTCCGGAGTCTGCCGATGGAAGGGGCACACTTCGATTCCTGCTACTGGTGCGAGTTCCAAGAGTTCTGCGCCCACGGCCGGCCCCTCCAACACTTGCGCGAGTTGTTCGTCGAAGACGTCTGGAACCCTCTCGCCTACGCCAAGGGAGAAAAGCGGCGATGACGGAACTCCTGCTCTTCTTCGGCCTCATCGTCGCATGGCTTCTTCTCATTGACATCTGAGTAAAGGAGCACGAATGACAGAACTTCAAGAGCGCAGTTTCCGCTGGAACTTTCTCGTCATGCGCCTCCGAGGTGCCCTCAGTCTGCCAGACGCCTTTCTAGGCTTCGCAGCTGCGAACGTCGGACAAGATGACGTCCTGGTGGGCCTAGCCGTAGGACTACAGAAGCAGCTAACCGAGTCTATCACGCAAGTCCTAGATTTCGTCCTGGAGCATCCGTGCTCAGGAGAACGGAAAGTGAGAAAGAATGCCTGAACACCCGCCGACCCACACCATTCTCATCGCCGCGACTGGAGACGGCAAGTCAACGGCAGCCGTCACGTGGCCGAAGCCCATGCTCGTTTTGCTCACGGACCCGCCGGACAAAGCCGGCCCCTACCGCATCAAGCTCGACGAAGCCACGGGGCGCGTCATCGAAACTTTTCCAGTAAAAAGGATCAAGGGTCCGACCGGACGTGTCGAGGAAATCACGCGGCCGGACGGCATCGTCCGTATCGAACACTACCATGATCCGGGCATGCTGAAGGGCGGTCCTGACATCTTCGGCCAGCGCGCCGTCCGTGAGGCCCGCGCCTTCGCCAAGCTCCTGTCCAGGTGCGAACAGCTCTATGACGAATTCAAGAAGTGGAAGACCATCGTTCTGGACTCCGCCACGTACTTCGTCCTGCATGCCTTGAAATACGAACAATACGTCTTGAATCCGGGAGCCAAAGATCCCAGACAGTGGAGAATCGGGGCCGCGGATGCCTGCGAAGAGCTTTTGATGACAGGTCTTCCGTCTCTCCACACGAATCTCGTCCTAACGTGCCATGTCCGTGGCAAGCGTGACGCTGAAGGTAACGAGATCGGCAAGAGCTTGTCACTGCCGGGCCGCATCGGAGATCCGGAAGGCGGCATAGCCATCGGCTGGGGAGAGGTATACTACTTGCACGCAGACTGGAGCGAAAAGAGACAGCGGTACGTGAGACGGTTTCAAACGCAGAGAGACGATAGCTGGCACTGTTCGACGCAGATTGGCGCGAAGAATCATTGTCTAGCTAGCTACGCGGCCGTGTGGGGAGAGAAGCCATGAGCGTTCCGAACTACATCTTTCTACTCCGTCCTAGCTCCATGCCGTCCGTAGTGTGCCAGAAGTGTCATGGAAATGACTGGCTGTATTGTCCTCTATGCGACAAGAAAGGAGATTATCCGTACTCGTGCCAGCGCTGCGGGCACGTCCTAGTGAGCGGCCTGATCGGTATCCAGCGAACTCCACACAATGCCCAGCATCCAGGCCCGATAAATTTTCCGCCCACCATCCCGGCCCTTTCCCCTACCGAGATCGAAGCGTACCACCGCCGCGCGAGCGTGTCGCGCACGTCTGTAAACCTTTAGAGGGAGTCAAATATATGGCAATGGCCAAGAAGCGTACTGTCAACTGGGACGACGTGCCCGATCATCGAGCGGTGATCGACGCACAGCTCGTCCATCTCAGGATCGTCAAGTGTGAGATCCTGAAGACGAAGAAGGGGTCCAAGTACATGCCGACCGTGTCCTTCCGTGTCGTCAAAGGGCAGCAGCAGGGAGTCGTCGGCGCCCCGCTGATCGACTACTTCGCACTCGGCACGGACGATGACCCGGCCTTTACCGATCCGGCAACTCGGACCCCGGCGCTGTCCCGGTTGAAAAAGCTGGTGAAGAAGAGCGGCGCCAAGCTCCTGTCGAACCTCGAAAAGCAGTTGTCCGGGCTCGTCGGCAAGTCCGTGGGAGCTGAAGTCGACATGCAGATCGACGACGGCTTGCGCGATCCGAAGTACAAGGGCGCGAAGCGCAACAACATCTCCGACTACTTCGCCATCGGAGAGCGTCCTCTCGGTAAGGGCAAGGTAGAGGAAGAGGAAGAAGAGGAAGAGGAAGAGGGCGAAGAGAAGGAAGAGGAAGACGACGAGGAAGACGAAGAGGAAGACGACGAGGACGACTGAGTCGTCCGAAGTCCGAGAAGTAGAATGGGTGTCGCCAGTAACATGTCCGGTGTGCGGTCAGCGCGTTCCTCGAAGCCGTCTCGTTCCGCACATTCTGGCGCATCCAGCGAACGTTGTCGAACGGTGAAGCCAAACCCCGCCGGCAACAAGGGCGCCGGATCGGCATCCTCCCCGCTCCGGTGCCTTCCACCTTTTTCCCAGTGTCTCTATCCGACCATCGATGATCTGCGCCTCCGCGGCTCGAAATACTGGTATCTTGCGACACCATACAGTCGCTACGTCGCAGGAGTCCAGCAAGCAAACCTGGCAGCCTGTCTCGTCGCTGGCCGGTTGATTGAGCTAGGAATTCCGGTGTTCTCTCCGATAGCGCATTCGCATGCCATCTCGGAAGCATATGTAGGACTGGAAGGTGTAGGAAATCACAAGGTATGGCTCAGGGCCGACCAGCCGCTGATGGACTGCGCGCACGGCCTGCTCGTCATCATGATGCTCGGATGGACGCGGAGCGTCGGCGTACGGCACGAGATCCTACGCTTTCGCCATGCCAACAAACCGATTTACTACGTCAGATGGCCCCTGGAGTATTGAAATGAGCTACGTCATCACAGATTCCGGCGAGCGGCAGACTTTCGGCAGCGGCATGGTACGAGACACGGCAACGAACAAACCTCGCTACGATCTCATCGACCGACACATGTTGCGCCGGTGGGCGGATCACATGGGCAAGGGAGCCGTCAAATACAAGCCGAACAACTGGAAGAGAGCTGCGACGCACGATGAACTATGGCGCTTCGTTGAGAGCGCCATGCGCCATCTGCTACAGTACGTCGAGGACCTGGACGTAGAGTTCCCGCAGTGCCTAAATGACGAAGCTGCCTGTAGTGTTGCATCACCGGAGGATCACGCAGCGGCCGTCTTTTTCAATCTGGCCGGTTCCGAACTTGTGCGCCGAAAGCTCCGTTCCGGTCCGCGTAACTATGACTCGGAAGACGACATCGTTGGCGTCACTGCAGCCAAGTAAATACAAGAGCGGCTGGTGCATCACGGAAGACTGCTATGGCTGCCTCCACACGTCGAAAACCTGCGCCTGTGCCTGTCATGAGTGGAAAGGATTGAAATGCCCTACATCTCGAAAGCGGCTCGAACGGACATCCGCAGACGGCATAGGAAGCCGTGCTCGCCCGGTGAGCTAAACTTCTGCATCACCGACCTCTGTCTATCCTACCTCTATCTAGCAGGGCGGAGTTATGAGACCATCAACGGGATCATGGGCGCATTGACCTGCACACAACAGGAGTTCTACCGCCGCGTGGCCGTCCCTTACGAGGAAGAGAAGAAAGGTGAAAATGGAGACGTCTTCTAAGCGAGTTTGCGAACGTTGCGGGCAGGTCGTTGGCGTGAATGCCTACGTGGCGCACCTAGCCACGTACTGTCCCGAGAACCACCGGTCTTCAGCGACTGAGATCGAGACGAAGCGGGAGGAAGTCTTCCGCGATCTGAAAGACGCGATCCGGAACAAGCGGAGATAATAATGTTACGAGTTCTAATCAAAGTGAAGGAAGAGACACGCGAGTATAACATTCCAAACGTCGCAAACGTCGACCTTATTGCGCTGCCGGGCTTCGTGCTACTGACAGACGAGAAGGGGATGCTGCTTGGCATGTTCGCGCTGCCCGCCCTCGTCAGTGTCTTCCACCTATAATGCTCCTAGATCATCAAGTTCCCGGCGAAGGTCCGTTGAATGCGCGCGTGATCTTCGTCGCCGAAGCACCGGGCGCGCAGGAAGTCCTGAAGCGGCGCCCGATGGTCGGCTACGCCGGCATGCTCCAGCAAGACATCTGGACGGAGGTCGGACTGCGGCGCATAGATTTTAGGCTGGAAAACGTCTGCGAGCGCCGGGGCTCCGCCTCGTCCGTTTCCAATATCCCGCTCGCGGAGCGCCGCGCGTGGGAGCTGGACTTGCAGAAGCGGGCGAAGACGTGGGAAGATCCGTGGCTCGTCGTTCCGGTCGGCAGCACAGCCCTACATGCGCTGACGGGCTTGTCCTCCATCACGAAGTACCGCGGTTCGATTCTAGCCTGGAAGCGTCCGAACGGGAAAACCGTCAAGATCATCCCGACATTCCACCCGATGGTCTTGAGCTACCGGCCTGACCTCCGCTCCGTCATTCTGGCAGACTGGCGGAAGATCAAAGAAGAGCTGGAGTTCCGCGACCTCGACCACCCCACGTATGTCTTGAAGACTTCGCCAAGCGAAAGCGACATTGTCAAGTTCGGCAAGAAGCTGACCTCGAAGTCCTTGCTTGCTATCGACATCGAGACTCCGGGAGGCCGCGTCAAGTACGTCGGTTTCAGTGCGGACGGAAAAACCGCGCTCGTCCTGGACGCTTACACGCAACGTGCGTCAATCCAATGGCTCTTGAGGTATAACTGCGACAAGGTCTTGCAGAACGGCCCGTACGACGTCTTCTATTTGATCCAGGAAGGTTACAAGATCACGCGCTACGTCCACGACACGATGGACATGCACCACGTCCTCTATCCACGCTGGGGAATACAGATCGCGAAGGGAGAGGAACTGAAGAGCGGATCTCATTCCCTAGAATTCCAGGCTGCGATGCACACCCGGCAACCTCCGTGGAAGGACTATTCCACGGCCGCCGCCATCCAGCGGACGAACGGAATCGATGTCTGTGTTACGTGGATGTTGGCGCAGCAACACCTGAAGACGCTGCGCGAGCGTGGCCTGTACGAGTTATACGAGCGCCTGTCACAACCGCTCATCTGGCCACGCATCCGCATGATGTTAGAGGGAATCCCGGTAAACGTTCCCCAGCTCCGGACCGCCCGTGCCAAGATCATCGACCGCTTGGAGCAGTTGCGTGAGAAGCTAGAGAGTCTCGCGGGTTATAGCCTTTGGGGAGCAAAGGGTGGGCTCTCGAACAAGAAACTTCAAGCTTTCCTCTATCGCGATCTCAAGCTGCCACGGCAGTACAACCGAAAAAGAAAGCAAAACGACGGAACACTGCCTGTGACAGCGGACGAGACGGCCCTTTGTAAGCTGCGGATCGCAGCCGAACGAACCCTGACCTCGTCGGCTCAGCGCGTCATCGCGCTTCTCCTTCGCTATCGAAAGAATCAGAAGCTCCTGACGCTCGTCAACCCGGATCTCGTGGACCGGGATGGAGTCATCCGTTGCTCGTACAGCAACGTCACGAAGACGCTCCGGTTTTCCTCTCGAAAGAACCCGCGCCGAACCGGGATGAATCTCCAGAACGTCGATCGCACGCGCCGCCAGTACTTCGTTCCGACACATAGTGAAAGTGGCTGGCTGTTCCTCGAACTCGACCTGTCTCAAGCCGAAGAGCGCGTCACGCGCATGTTGACCCGCGATCCGAGCATGATCAAGCTCGCGCGTACCTCTCCAGCCAAGCTCGACGTTCACACGCTGATGGCGGCGGATATATTGAACAAACCAGCTGCCGACGTGACGAAAGACGAGCGTGAAGTAGGAAAGACAGTCGTCCATGCCGCCCGAAATGCGGAGGGTGCCGAGACTCTATCCGACACGATCCTGAAAGAACTAGGGCTCTCGAAATCGATTGAGGAATGCAACCAGCTGCTCGCTCGCGCCAAGACACCACCTTTGCTCGCCTGGCACGCGGCGACGCGCCGCCGAGGCGCAGGGGAAGGCATCCTCGCGACGACGTGGGGATGGCACGTTGACTTCTCCAGCATGGCGCTGGACTACAAGACGTTCCACGAGATGTATGGCTTCGTCCCACAAGCCGAAGTTGCCATTCTGCTGAACCAGTGGGGATTGATCCCGGCAGACATCTACGCGCAGAAGCACCCGGACAAGGTCATCCTGAACGCGCAAGTGCACGACTCGCTCTTGCTGAGCGTAGCTCCAGATCCTAAGTCGATTTTCGCCTTCATGACCTACATTCGTGAACATCTCGAACGGCCGCGCGTCTATTTCAATGAAGAGATGACGATCCCGGTGACGTTTTCCATTGGAAAGACATGGGCAAAGAAAACCATGCACGAATGGAAGACCTTTCCTACGCTTTCCGACGTCAAGCGTGTTGTCAAGGAACTGAAATGAGGAATGAGGCATACTTGCCAGTCAAATTTTACGGACGTTGGTCGTGTTCCGACTTCCTAGATCATTCCCATAAGTGGTGGTTTACAGCTTGGATCTGCGGTAAGTGGGCGGAATGGTTAGACGGTCGTTCATAAAGACGTTCATCGCGCACGTCGGCGAGTGCGAGGTCCCACGCCAATTCTTCGAGTGGTCGGCAATCTCGTTGCTCGCCGCAGCGCTTGGCGACCGTACATGGTACGAGAAGTTCGCCAGCGCCCGCCTCGTCCCGAACCTCTACGTCTTCCTCATCGGCCCGAGTGGGCTCGGCAAGGGCGTTGCGATCGATGCCGTGCAGCACCTCGTCAACGACGTCCCAGCAATAGGATACTACCGAGGCCAGGTCACGGGTCCGTATCTCGTCGACTACCTGAGTGACCGCGCCGGGAAGCGCAAAGCTGGAACTCCGTCCCGGCTCTACCTCATCACGCCGGAACTCTCGCTCAGCGTTGGCATGGGAGATCAAGCGGACCGTTTGATCAAGTTGATGACGGAGCTGTATACGGGCGGAGACTATGAGTTCCGGGAAGGAACGCGGACGAACAAGTCCCACGTCTTCCGCGTGCCGTATCCGAACTGGCTCGCGGGAAGCATAGAGGAATGGGTCGTCTCTTCGTTATCGCGCGAAGCGCTGGCCGGCGGCTTCTTCGCCCGCGCCGTCGGCATCGAAGCGGCCTATGACTTCACGCGCCGCTGCCACGAACCGACGGCGCATCCGCGCTACGCGCAGCTCTGCCGCTGGCTCCAGCGCCGTATCCATACCTACGCCACGAAGGTCGAGGGCCGCATGCTGATGACGCGGCAGGCCTGGTCCTTGGACAAGTTGTGGTATGAGACGCGCGACGTGCCGCAGGACGAAGCGTTGCTTCCGGCATGGAAGCGGGCGCACGATCTTTCGATCAAGCTCGCCATGCTCTTTGCCAAGGACACCGATCCCCGCGCGCAGTTCATCCGCCGCGCTCATCTGGCAAAAGGCCAGCAGTACGCGGAGAGCACTCTTTCCATCGTTCCTCGCCTCATCACTCTTGCGTCCATGACTCCGGAGTCGGACGCTCTGCGCTTCGTGACGAGAGTTATCGAGCAGAGCGGCGAAGAAGGCATAACGGCGCATGATCTAATCGGCCGCGCCGCGGACCGAGGCCTGCCGAAGGAACGGACGGAGGTCTGCGCAGGAACTTTGGTGGCTGCGCGAAAGGTCCTAGAAAAGCAGGGCAAGAATGCCACGATCTACGTCTGGACGTCAAGGAAGATTTCCTATGGGAAAAGAAAATGATCATTCGCATCGAGACAGACTTTGCGTGCGCCGGCTTGGAACTGGAACGACAGAAACGAGTCTGGCGCGTCGTCCGAACTGCGCCGATCTGGTGCCGTGTGTTCCTGCCGGGAACGACGTTGGCGAAAGTAAAGCGAATGTGTGCCAGGCGTGGCTGGAAGCTGGAGAAGGTTCGTGGAAAGAAACCAGCGTCCGTCGTCTCATCCTCGCGGCGCCGACGATCTTCTTCGGCTGGACCTACGGCAGCAGTGCGGCCGCACGCCAGGACTGGTTCACGTGCCTGATGTTGTGGGTTCTAGGTTTCCTCTGGAGCTGGGAGATTTTTCCATGAAGCCGTGGATCATCACCGCGCGAGTCCTTGGCTATAACTGGACGGAGCGTGAGAAAATTGAGACGGCGATCCGGACGGCCCTAGAGGAAACCCGCCTATCCGTCACGGTTCTTCTGGTTGAACCGGACCGGCGGCAGGCCGCTCTCCCCGCATCGACTCAAACGCGAGTGCCCGCCCCCCTGTCACCGCTAGTTGACGAAGGGCTCCGCGAGCGTCTCCGGCCGCGATCGACCGGGCGACTTTCCCGAAGTAATCTGGCCGTTCCATCGCGGAAGCCAAGCCGTAGGAAGCTAGACGAGTTGCGAATCTAGCCGCGAGCAGGCCGCCAATTCCTACCGCGTAGTGGCCTGGCGTACCACCCATCAGCAGCCCGCCGATCGCTCCAGGAATAGCGAACCCGAGCCCGCGCTTTCCCAAGTTGCCCCCTAGAAACTTGAACGACTGCAAGGCATTGATCCGCGAATCTTGCACGAACTTCTGCATCAGGTCAGGCCGGTGGATGAACAGCTTCGGCAGCTCGTCCGTGAAGGCGTTGACTTTCAATACTTGTCCCGCACGCCCCGCCCCGTTCCCGAAGATCTTGTCCAGTTCCGGCGGCGTGAACGTGTCGGAGATCGTCCGAATTCCCTTCGGAGTCGTCAGTGCATATTGGATGATCCCGCGCCGCACCGTGTCGCTTTCCGCGTCCGTCTTCGCGGTATCCAGCATGCTACCGACACGCTCCGGGTCCATGAAGATGGACTTGGCGTTCGCCGCCGACTCCATGCCGCGCGTCGCGTTCACGACCTGCTGCGGCCACCGTGAGTTCCGGAAGAACGTGTAAGCTTTGTTCAACACCGGATCGCGCTCTACGCCTTCCATTCCGCTCATGTCGAGCAGCATGTGATAGACGTCTTCCGCCGCGTGGCGCGTCGGCCCGACTGCTGAATTGAGGAACGGGCGCACGTCGTCGCGCATCGCTTTCAGATCCCCGATTGCCAGCGGCGTGAGCTTCGCCGGGATCGTGACACCAGTCGTAGCGTCCTTGGCAGGTTGAAAGTCAGCCTCGTTGAAGCGGATCTCGCCGGTCTTCTCATCCTGAGAAACGTACTGCATGAGGCGCTGGAGCGTGTTTCGGACGGGTCCGGGAAGTGACGTCGTGAAGTTCCGCGCTTTGCTCGCAATCTCGGATGCTGTCGTCCCGCCGTGCATGTACGTGTCTTCGCTAAGGTGTTGGTCCAGATACGGCTTTTCCAGCTCGTCGTAGCGCCGGCCGAATTCCTGCGCCTCGCGCATTCGCAGCGTATTCGCGTTGCCCATGACATCACTTGGCTGAAGCGCGTTCTCAGCCGATTCCATCGTGCCCGTCACGCGCATTGGCGCTTGCTCGCTGCCCTTCCACGCATTCGTGAAGCTGTCCTGCCAACGCGCGAAGTCCGCCCGCGCGTTTTCTTCCGCGACCTTCGTAGAGAGCGGGACAGGAACTTTTATGTCCCGCGGGGCGCCGGCCGAAAGGTCGCGGGCCGCCTTTTCCGCCCCCGCAACGTCTTTGACAGCGGCGCGTCCGATGAGCTTTCCCGGCATGGCTGCGCCAGCGACGATAGCGCCGAGCGCGCCGCCGAGCGCCGGATGATTCGACAGCTCGCCGGCTTTCTCGCCAACCGTCATCCCGAGCGCAGATATGATAGTCTGGAAGCCATGTGCCAGCCAGCTTTCTGGGCCTCCCCACGGCACGGCCATAGCCCCGACGTTCTCGGCGAAGCTCTCGCCGAACGTCTCCGGCGGCTTCTCTCCTGTAGCCATGCGAGCGAGGTTCGTGAACGGAGAAACGGGCTCCGGCGTCTGCCACGGCGGAGTGATCATCAACTTTACGACGCTCGCGAGTAGGTCTGGAGTCGCCATCGCGCCGACTGCAGCTCGCTTGAGGAAGTCGCCAGGCCCCTTCAATCCAGGTTCGGTATCGCCTGCGGCCGGTCCGGCTCCGCGCAAGTGTTGTAGGGCTAGTGCGGGATCGGTGGTCTGCGTAGATCCGGAGCGCAGCTTCGCGAGCGCGTCAGCAGCGCTACTTGAGCCAGCCTTGCTTTCGGAATTGATCATCGGTGTAGCCCTGCTGGCGCAGTGTCTCTAGTTCGGCTGCGGTCGGCGGCGGGACAGTTCCAGGCCTTTCGCTGCCGCCTGTTGGCTTCTCCTTCGCTTTTGCCGAAGGTTCCGTCTCCGATTCAGTCGGGAGCTGATGTAGCAGTTCTTTCAGATGGTTCTGAAGTGTCGTCTTCTGCTCGTGCAACAGCCGGTAGGTCTTGTCTTTCATGGGATCTTCACTTCCCACAATTCTTGCCCAGCCGCTACTGAGATATGCTGCCTGCGCTTTATTCACGTCTTGAATTTGCGAGTCGATCGACGTAGCTTGCGCGCGGACGAACGCGGGAGCGAAAGTCTTGGCGTCCGGGGTCAGTTTTGTGTAGGGAACTTTACCGGTTCCGAAGGAAAAAAGTTCGTCCATGTTCGCCATTGGCACGCCCTGCGCAGCGAGGCCATTCGGCCCGTATATCGTATTGAGCTTCGCCAGCGTGAACGCCTGTGCTAGCTGATCTCGTCCGAGCTGGACTTGCTCCTTTTCTATCCCCTGGCGACTGGCTTCCAACTCGAACCCTCGCAGAGCTTCCCCGTGCCGAACGAGCGCCGACTGGTATTCCTGCGCGAGCTGCGCCTCCGGCATGCGTCCGGACATCGCGAGCATCTGGGAAGGAAGCTTCGTGGACCGGGCCGCCATCTCGACATCGGTCGCTGGTTGGCCTTCCGCTGGCGTCGAAGTCGGAAGCGCAGCTTGTGCCGCTCCCGGAGTCATCGTCTGCGGCGCGCTGAGCTTGTCCAAGATTGCATTGTATTCCGGCGAGATCGTGCTGAGCAGCGCGTGCACACCACCCGCAATCTTGTGCGTGTCCAACATCTCCGTGCGCTTCGTGTCGTACAGATCCCCGCCAATTAGATCGCGGTGTCCGACCGCTGCCTCCGGAGACAGCAGGCCGGCCTTTTCCAAAGAGTCGATGATCGGCTTGACGTGCTTCGGGTCCTCGTACGAAGATTCCAACGCGCCGAGCGCGTCCAGGCCGGCCTTCCCCGCCATCGTGCGCTGCGCCGTGGAAGGAACTCCGAGCGCGTTCAAGATTTGTCCAAGAACTTCGCCGCGCGGCTGCGCTACCGGCTGCTCCATAGCGCGCCCGGCCGTCAGGCCTTGCATCAGCATCTGCATGTTCGGATCGTTGGCCGCCATCTTACAACAACCCGGTCTGCGTGTTCTTGGCGCTCGTAGCGCCAGACGAAACCCTCTGGCCGGACATCGCGTTCAATATCTGACTGAACACGTTCATGCCGCTGCCGACGGTACTTGAAACCATCCCTGGACCGATGCCTGCGACTTGCTGCCGGCCGGCCATCGCGGTCGATCCCATTTCGCCAGTCAAGAAAGGCGAGTTCGACAAACCCGCGCCAGCTCCAGCCGACCGCATGTTTTGCAGCGTCGCGCCGAGCGCTCCCTGTGACTGCGCGACGGCATTCTGTATCATGGGAATGCGGGCGCCAACTCCGCCGGTCTGCAAACCTTCCAGCGCTTGCGAGAGCGCCGTCTGGCGCACCGGCTTCGTCTCTCCCTCGAACATGGAGATGTAGGGCATGAGGGCGGTGACGTCGCTCGTCTTGCCGCTGGATTTACCGCCGCCGCCACTCATTGTATTTTCGTCCCTTCGTCATAGCAAAGATAGCAACGTCGCTAGAAGTCCGCCCTTACCACCGCCGCCGCTACCGCCCCCGCCGCTGGCAGACATCCCACTGTTGAGCATGTTATTGCTGAGAGTCGACGTGAAGTTGTTGCCGCCGCCTTTAGAAAGTACGGCTCCTAGAAGAGGACTGCGGCCTCCCGTGAGCTGCGCGATCAACGTCCCGAGCACGTTACCGCCGCCCCAGCCCGGAGACATCGTACCTGATGGCGGTCCTACAGTGCCGCCGCTGGCCCAGTCTGGAGGACCTATGGTTCCGCCGGACCAGTTACTCAGTCCGGCCTGTGCTCCTTGAAAGAGGCCCGATCCGAAGTTGCTCAAAGAAGACACGATCGTCCATGCTCCATCGGCGGTATCGGCGGACCCGCTCGTTTATTCGCTCTGCATCAACCTGAACGACAAACCCACTCCGTCCCGGTCCGTACAGCTCCGGGATCTCACACAATAGAGTATACCCGAACTTCACATGCTCCGCCACCAACTCCCTTCGTCCGGTTATTCCTAGGAGCGGCTGCCGCTGGCTGAGCCCAGCGCTGTACGCCTTGAGCATGTTTTCGTAGCCGGCCTTAGACTTGCGCATGCGAGCGTCAATCCATAGCGCGAAGAAGGCACCCTTGAACGACGGCTCGATCCAAGCCAGGAACCAGATGCCTTCGGCATCAAAGTCGAACAGCAGGGCAACGGGCGGCATGAACAGATTAAGGAATTGCCGCAGAGTCGGCAGCGGTTCCACGAACAAAAGGCGAATGTCGTCGGAGTCCAGCAGACGCTTGTACGCTCCAGCGAGAAGGATCTCGGCTTCGCCGTCACCGGGAACGTAGACGTTCACGTTAGCCTCGACCACAGGTGCAACAGTCGCGAAACAGTACGTCGTGGACGCGCCATTTCAGGGTGTAGAGGTGGTAGCACACGCTGTTACATGCTCGTCGATACCAGAGCTTACGCATCGGTGGGCCGGTGTAACCTTTCCATTGAAGTAGTTGCCGCGTCCATTGTTCGAGCGCGGTATTGTAGTCTCGCTGCTCCGCCCGCATGTCTTCTACGAGCGTGCGGCCGAACTCAGCTTCAACCTTCGGTGACATTTCCGAACCTCCAATTCAACGGAGCGATGGTCGACGTGTCGATGTCGGCTTCGACGCGGGAAATCTCCACCGGCAGGATGAGATTGCCGTCGAAGCGAATGCCGACCACGCGGCACGTCTTGTTCACAGACCACTCGAACGATCGCGTCAGGTTTCCGCCCGTGAACGCCGGCAGCGCGATTTCCAGGTGAACGAGGGACTCCGGATCGGCTTCGTCCGGAACGCCGTCGAGAATGAGAGTCGGCGTCAGCGACTGACCGTTGAGCTTCGCGGCAGCGTAGATTCGCTGAAGCAACATCGGAGCGTCGATCGCTGGAGACAAGCCGAGCGTCTCGACCTCGAATGGGATCGGACCGTCCGGATCTTGAAAGACATTGTCTTCGTCCATCTTCCAGACAGCAAGCCCGACTGCTGCCAGCATCTCGTCCGTTTCCTTGTCGTAGTAGACGGAAGAAAGGACGCGGCCCAGATTCCGCCACGAACTATAGACGTCGCTCCAGATGAGCGTCTCATTTGTGGCAGCTGCCCACAACTCGCTGCGGCCGTAGGCGACCAGCGCCGGTGAGAACGCTGAGAGGTCTTCGGCGCTTTCGCCGCGGAACAGCGGCGCGAGGGAAGCGAAGCCGACCAGCGGGGCGCTAGCTCCGTTGAAGCAGCGAATACCGTCCTTGGCTTTGTAGAAAATTCCCCCGTCCGTCGGAATGACCGAAAAGCGATCGGTCGTTCCCGGACAGCCCGTAACACGCATCGGAATGAAGGGCTCGTCGGTTCCTGCGATGAGGAAGATTCCCATGTGCGTGAAGACGTATAGCTGCCCCTGAAAGACGACAGCCTTTTCCGCCAAATCCTCACTGTTCGTGATCTCGATGAAGTTCGCCACGCTCTCATAAAGGCCCGACGGCGAGTAATACAGGCGGTGTCCGTATATCCGATTTCCGCCCGCGTCCGTCGTCATGTCTCGGCACCACCACATGCGCCCGTTCCAGGTCAAATCCGAGACGCTCGAATAGCTGTCGGACGGCTGGACGTTGTCGAAACGCAGCAACGTCGTCGACAGGACGTGCGGCGGATTCTCGATCGTGGAAAAGTCCGCGAAGTCGTCCAGCCAAGTTCCATCCCCGTAGTCGACTACTGCTGCGCGGAATGCCGTCGCTTGATTTCCCATCGTCCGATAGATCCCGAGCTGGTAGCCGGCTGGCGGAATCGGCAGATTGGTCAGTTCGACGGGATGCCGGTTTACGGCTGGAACCGTGATGATCGTGAAGACGCGGACCGACGCGCCGGACGCATGAACTTCGCTCAGAGACAGGTCGACGCCGCGCTGCACCGTAAGGACGTCGCCAACCTTTTCGCTGTACAGCATGATCTCGTCGTCAATCTGGATTTTCACGAGACTTCCCGGAACGACGTCCGGAATGAGACTCGCGTCAACTAGCGCCAAAGTCGTGTCCGTGGGCGTGCAGGAAACGGCCAGCGCGCCAGACATCTGTCCAGGGATAGGATTTGATCCGAGCGGCGTATCGAGGTACGTCGGGTTAGGGTTCGATTCGTTCCCGTGCCCGTCGAGTCGCGCCGGACCGTCCGGTCCTGCCTTGTCCCGGTACGGATCAATGAACGTGATGAAATACTGAACGGTTCCCGTGATCGGCGATCCTCCGACCATACGCAGCGGGTACGACGTCATCGTCGCGTCAGGCGCCGGACCGACCGTTACCGTGCAGGCTCCGTCTCCCGTCGTCGTAGCGTAGCATTTGACTTGGAGAACGCCGCTCCACATGGGAGTATTCGGAAAAGCAACCGGGGGCAGCGAGACGCTGTTGTCGACGATGAAAGTGTTCCGCGGGATCAATAGTTGCGTCCAGACTTTCGCCGTCACGGCGATGGTGGATTGTCCACCTACGACGACCTTCGGTATTTCGATGTATTCGTAGACGGGCTGACCGTTGCGGTCAGTTCCAACCTGCCGCTGGAGCCGCGTAGCTTGATTCGCCAGGTCATTCACCGTGAACCCGCTGTCAAGGAACTTCTGTAGAGCTGACGCATCGCTGGCGCCAGCGGCGATGTAGCGCGCGTCGATCGTTGCCGGAATAGAAGGTGCTACGTTCGGATCGACGACGACCGTCAAGCTACGAACGAACACTCCGATCGGAGAAGTAGGACTCGGCTGCGTCCAAACTTGCACGTTGAACGTCGTGATGTTCTGCGGCGCGTCGAACATGACATAGAGTTCCAGGTAGTCTCCGGAGAGAGACGGGCCGCCATCGGCGTCGAACTTCGTACAATCTACCGGAACCACCAAATTCAAGAGTTCTATCGTTCCAGTGGAACCTGGCGCAATGGTTCCCGCGTTAGCTCGGCAGGTTCCGAGCGTGCGAACCTTGTACGCTAGTTTCTTTCCGACCGTTCCATCCTTCGGCGCTGCAACTCCCCACTGCCGCACGTTGCTGTTCGCGTCGACGTTCAAGAGCTTGCCGCCGCCGGTCACGTAAAGCAAGTCGCCGACGCCGACGGTGCGCGGCGCGCGAATGAACTGCAGCCGGTCGCCGTTGAGTGCCGCCGGCAATGTAAGCAGCGAGGCGTTCTCGTAGAGCCCATTCCCAGAACCAACGAACGTGCGACCGAGGAAGCGGAAGATCGAATGCGGAGCTTCCGGATACGCGCGAAGCAGAGACGAACCGAGCCCCGAGCGCAGCGTACCCGGCTGCACGGCTGACAGTCGCTTCGCTCGCCGTAGCGTTCCGAT